GAAGTTTCGTCCTCATCCATCGCCTCCTCCGCGCTTGATGCGCGGTAGGCGATAATGTTGAAACCTGATTCGAACGCTTGTCAACGCCCCGCGCGTAGGTCACACTCGGTTCCGGTGATGGAAACACCGAAACCGAAGGCACGCTGCACGGCAGAGCCACGCGCTGGTATGCATTGTTTGGTGGGGTCCTGCGGGGCATTGTTAGGTAGCGCACGGTAAGGCAAACCACGGAACCTCAAACGGGCCGCTTCGGCGGCCCTTCTCATGTCGGGGCCGCCGAAGCGGCCCCTTTCTTTTGTGGAGATCGAAGCGTGGCATCGGTAACGGTCGACAGAAGGAGGGGTCTCGACGCGAGCATCGCCGTCAAGGTTCCCGTTCTCTACGCAAGCACGGGCAATCTCACTTCCCTCGCCGGCTCGACGCAGGTCATCGACGGCGTCACGGCGAGCTCGGGGCGGATTCTCGTCTGGGTCCAGAACACGACGTCGGAAAACGGCGTTTACGACATCGACAGTACGTGGACCCGGGCGCTCGACTTCGACTCCTCGTCCGACGTGGCGATGGGAAGCCTGGTCTACGTCACGTCGGGTGGCACCGCGTACGGCAACACCTTCTTCATCGTGACGTCGACGGCCCCCAAGCCCGGCTCGACCACCATGACGTTCGCCCAGCGCACCAACGAGTTCGTCGGGGCGAGCGCCTTCGGCTCGACGTTCGTCAGCCTGGCGTCCGCGGCGACGGCGCGCGACTTCCTCAGCGCCATGGCCTCGACCGCGGCGCTCGGCTCGACCCTGGCGTGGGGCTCGATTTTCACCGGCTCGTCCAACTCGACGGCGGAAAGCTTGGCGGTCGGGGCGTCGGGGGCGCAGCTCTATTCCTCCGGCTCATCCGTCTTCTGGTCGACGGTCGCGTACTTCGCCGGGAGCTTCACCCATGCGGCGAGCTCCTCGGGCACCCAGGCCGTGACCGGCGTCGGCTTCAAGCCGAAGTGCGTCTTCTTCCTCGCCAACATCTCGGGCGGGGTGGGCAAGGCGTCGTGGGGCTTCGACACCACGGCCGCCGCCCTCACGCTCGCCGACTACGGCGCGACCTCGACCGGGCTCTACTCGCCGCTCGGCACCGGCTCGATAAACATGGTGCACGCGACGACCTTGCAGACCGCGGCGAACATCCAATCGATGGACGCCGACGGCTACACGCTCAACTGGACCATCACCGGCATCCCGACCGGGACGGTAACCGCCTACTATCTCGCGATGAGGTAACGACGACATGGGTATCGCCGCCATCCAGAAATCGACCGGCCGGCCGATCGAGTGGCAACAGTCGGCGCGCGCCGGGACGTGCCGAGCGAATGCAATCGCCGCAGGGTTCGATCCGGCCGACGTGGAAGAGCGCACGCTGACGCTCGTCGAGTTCCAAGCCCTCGCCGCGCCGTTCGAACCGCCGCCGCCGCCCAAGCGCGACACGCTCGCCGAACTGGACGCGTTGCGGAAGGCGCTCATCAGGAAATTGCTGGTGACCCAAGCCGAGATCGACGCCGAGAAAACTTGACGCGCAACCCCTTGCGGGTTTAACGACGCGATGACGACTCGTTTCGTCAGCGCAATGAAAGAGGTTTGACCATGAAGACCGCACGCAAAACCAAACCCAAGACGAAGGCGAAGGCCAAGACCAAGCGCAAGACGTTCGCGCGCTCGAGCGCGCCACGGCGCAAGGCCGCCTAGGCCGCGTCGAGCTACAGAAATCGCGACGATCGATGATGTAGCCACCCAGCGCATCATGAGTGTCGCCAAACTCGCCGCTGCCCTGACCGGGGCAGCGGTTCTTTTTTGGGCCGGCGAAGTCGTCGGACAAGCCCGCTGCTTTCCGCGCGCCGAGGTCGCCGGCGTGCTCGCCGAGACCCACCACGAGCGCCAGGTCGCCGCCGGCACTTCGGGCGAAGGCGACGAGATGGTGGTGGTCGAGGTATGGGCGTCGGCTTCGGGAACCTTCTCGATCTTCGTCACCACGGCCGCGGGCCAATCGTGCCCGCTGTTCGGCGGCGAGAACTTCAGTGTCAAGCTTTTCCGTCCCCCGACCGAAAGCCACTGACGTGAAAACCCGCTACGTCCGGAACGCCGAATTTCGTACCGCCGGATTCACGAAGGAAGCCCGGAAGTATCCGCTCCCACGTCACGTCTGGGAGTGGCTTTGCCGCTGGAACGGCATCCGCCCCGATCAATGCCCGAGCCCAGCGTGGTGCTACGCGCCGAACGCCTCGATGCGGGCGTATCTCACCCAGCGGGCGGCATCCGAAAGCCGGTAGCCATGGAAGTCCTCATCGCGTCGCTCGCCGCGTTGGCGGTGGCGCTCCTCGGCGCCGGCATCGTCGGGCTGGTCAATCTCAATTCCAAGGTGGCGTCGCTGGTGACTGCGGTCGAAGGTTTGGCGGTACGCTTCGGCGACCACAAGGAAGAGGACGAGCGGCGTTTTCAACGGCTGGAGGAATCTCAATGGTCGCCATCGCGCGCGCGCTAGAGCCCAACCCGGACCGCTACGTTCACCTCAGACGTCTCACAGTTGGTCGCCGGAATCTTCCGGTGCCCTCGCCCAAGCGCGGCTCATGGGGGCCGCTCGGCGCCAAATCCTCGCGCCAGCGGGTCGACGTTCTTCTCCCCTACGGCTTTGCCGTCCACCTGCGGGACGTGGCGCCGTTCGCCGACAAGTTCGTCGCCTCCTACCGCCAGGTGCTGCGCCAGTTCCTCGACCGGCGGTTCGTCGCCGTCGACGAGATCATGGATCTCCTGCGCGTCAGGGGGCCGGATGCGCTGCACGAGGTCGAGGCGTGCATATTGGAGCTGAAGCGGGCGCTCGCCGGCGGCTGGCAGATCAGCCGGATGACAGGCGGCGGCTTCGCGCTGGCGCAAGCGGCGTGCCCGGCGCCGTCGCACCGCCGCCCCAAGTTCGACACCTACCGCGAGATCGACGAGCACACCAACATTCGCGGCGAAAAGGAATGAGCCTCAAAGCCGGCGTCCGCATCCAGGGCGTTTCCACCGAACTGACCTTCGCCATGTGGATCGTCGCCGAGGTGTTCCGCGACAACAACATTCCGCTGGTGGTGACGAGCTGCGTCGAAGGAACGCACACCCGGGGCTCCGAGCATTACCAGGGGAACGCGATCGACCTCCGCACCCGCGACATGCCGGCCGACAAGGTCAAGTACGTTCGGGACGTGCTGGCGCAGCGGCTCGGGGCGGATTTCCAGATCCTCGTCGAGAAAGACCATCTGCACGTCGGCTATTTCCCGACCGCGCCCATCGCGCCCTAAACCCGAAGCCGCAATGCTCCTGGGCGACCCGCTGCCGCACCAACTGAAGGACCCGATCATGACCCGCTCGCAGTTTTCCGGCGTCGCCCGCGCCGTCCTCGCCTATGTCGCCGGTATGGGCGTCGCCAAGGGCTGGCTCCCGGCCGAAGGACTGAACGAAGCCGTCTCCGGCTTGGCGCTTCTCCTGACCGCCTGGTGGTCCGTCAACTCGAACCGGGCGTGAGCCGATGACCCGAATATTTTCCGGAATATTTGTCGCGGCTTTCCTCGCGCTCGCCGCCTGCGCCAGCCACCCGCTCGTCACCCTGGCCCAGCGCTGCGACGAGCTGGCCGCCGCCGTCAACATCGCCAGCGTCCACCGTGCCGCCGGCAAGCTCACGCCGAGCCAGGTTCAGTCCGTGCTCGCCTCCGAGCCGGTGGCAAAAACGCTGTGCAACAAGGCGACGCCGCCGCTCGATCCGACGACCGCCATCGGGCGCGTCGCGGACATGCTCGACCAGATCGCTCTCATCAATTCGGGGATTCGCTGATGGACACCGCCGCGCAATCGCTCGTTCTGCTGCTGTCGCTCGGGCTCCGGACCTACGAGCATTACCAATCCGGCGAGCTCACCGAAGAGCAGGCCAAGGCGATCTATGACGCCGCAGTGGATCGGCTGAACCAGGCGTACGAGAACTTCAGGAACGCGGGGCCGGCGGTAGGGTAGGCAACGCGGACCATATCCGACGGCCGTCGAACATGCTGTGACGGCGCGGAAATGATGCGACGGCTGTCGCGATGGTGCTCGGGGGTTAAGCCGCGTGGCGAGGCCGCAAGGATTTGAACCTCAATTCCCGGAGTCAAATTCCGGTGTCCTACCGTTGAACGACGGCCCCTTACACAAAGTCTCGATGCTTTAGCTTGGTGATGATGCGTTGGCCGTTGCGCGCGATGAGTTCCGTTGCGGGCCGCGCGACGATGCCCTCGGCGGCGAACTGGCCCCATTGCGACTCAAGGCCGCGCACGGTTCGGTTCACCATGTCCTCGATGGTGCCGCGTCCGATGATGGGCACAACATCGAGTCCTAGCTTTTGCGCCACGTCCTCGACGTTCGCCCGCTCCAGCCACCACATGCCGACGCGCACATCGAACAGCACGAAATCCGCGTCTGGCCGATAGTTGCCGCCACCCTTCTGGATGCGCGCTCCGTAACCCTCGCCGTAGAGAACTCCGCCGTCAGGAAACATCTCGGCAAGACGCGCTGCTTGTGGTAGAAATCTTTCTTGCAAGCGCGCGACAAGAAATGCGGGTATTTGGGCATCGTCCGTGCGGCCCCCGAACGTGATGGAACCGCCAGTCGGCGGGACGATCACCCGAATGTTGGTGCCGTCCACCTTCTCGGTGAACACCCATTCGTTGCGCGCCAGGTAGGCGAATTCCGGCCGTGCAAACTCTCCGATCAATAGCGTTTTGAATTTTGTCTCGGGATTGCGCTTAAAAACAGTTTCGATCTTGTGATACCGGCTCATGTCATCTCCGCGATAAACGCCGCGAGGGCGGCGCGCATGGCTGCGCGCTGTTTTTCGCGCCCGATCTCTCCAAAGCCACAAGCATCTATAAACACTCGATTGGCCTTCTCGACATGCTCCTCCGTTAGCACGAAGGCGGGCGAAGCGGCGAGCATGGCGCGGTACGAGTTGCTGGGCGATGCGCTAAGCCCCGGCACGTGTAGCGGATAGGAGCCGTCGCCGAGGTCCATCGGGATCGTCGGCCATTTGCCGGCTTCGTACATTTCTGGCGTTGGCTCGCACGGCACGATCTTCCACTTGGTCATGTCCCCTCCGGGTCGAGCAGGGCGGCGGCTTCGCGGAGCACCCCGTGGGCGATTTGTGCGGGCATATTGAAAGGCCGGTTATGGCCCGCAGCTTCCCGTAAAGTCGCAGCGATGAGTTTCCGTCTTGGGTCTGCGAGCGCCTTGAGAACGGGGAGGGAAAGGACGGCGTCGGCTTGTCCGAGCCGCACCTGCTTCACATGAGAATATCGCGATCGGGTCAGAACCTCGTCGAACGGCACTTGTGCGTATTCGTCCCATGCGTCGCTAGCCCGCTCGTGTATCGCCCGCGCGATGGCCTCGCGCAGCCCATCATTCATTTGCGGTCCCCTAGCTGTCAGGCGGCGCCCGATCCATGAGTTCGCGCGGGATTTTCCGCATCTCGCCTTCCATCCAGTCGCCGAGAGCTTTGGCGCTGTCCCAGCGGCGCGCATAGTAACAGGCGTCATCCAGGATCGTCGTCAGCCGTCGCGCGAGATGCCACGCATCTTGATTGTCGCTCATTCCAGGTCGCCTTCCTGGAGCGCGGCGAGGGCGGCATCGGCCAGCTTACCGAGATCGACGAGCGAACGCTGTAATTCGGGCCATCGCTTATCGTCGATGCCGATCCACTGGCCGACGTTGTAGCCGATGTTTCCGGCCGCCCTCGCCACCGCCCGCAGGCGCTCGACGCGGGCCTCGGCGGCTTCGGCTCGCTCGCGCAAGGCCGTCATGCTGCCGGGCGGTGCTACATAGCCGCGATGCTCGAATTGGCAGCGTTCGATCTCCGCCGCTTGGCGTTCGATCTCCGCATCGGCAATCTCAAGATCGCGCACAGCTTCCTCGCGCGCCCGATCATGTACTGCGATCTCCGCCGTCAGCCGCTCGATCAGGGCGGCGGCATATCTCAATATGATTGCAGCTTGCTCGCGCTCGTTAACTAAACCGTTGACTTCGACGCCAGCCGCCATGCCAATTAGACGCTGCGCTACTTGTCCCGGTGTCGATGCGGCAAGATTGCGCCCTACGCATTCTGAATCGTTTGGTCCCCAGCTTGCCAATTCCTCATCCGTCATGGCGCGCTCTCCGGATAGCATCGGCGGTCTTCGATACGGCGCGTATCCTTGGATAGTCGTTCGGTCTGACGTGCAGCTCGGCTTTGATAGCTGCGACCTCGCGGGCGCGGCTTGCCCGACAGGCCGGACAAACATGGAGCGGTTTCGCACCGTACGCGGTGAACCACTCCCATCCTTTATTGGCCTGGAAATCAAACACGCTCGGCAGCACCCTACCGCACGCAAACAGGCAGGGATGTGGTCCTTCTGGAGGCTCATCTCGGTAGCTGCGTTTCGTCATGGCGCGCTCCCCTTCCTCTTCTTCGGCCTCGGCAGCAGCGCCTCCACGGTCTTACGCATTCGGAACGCCGCAAGATGCCACACCAACGCGGCGCGTTCGGCTGGCGTCAGGTTGAAGTCCTCGACTAGCTCATCGAATGTCATGGCGCGCTCTTCGGCGGCGGGGGAGGGATATCCATCCAATGCGTGACGTGACATGCACCGTCGGTCGGATTGGTGGGCTTCTGCCCCGCAGGGACTGTGCTTTCCCAACAGTGATTATTGCCGCCGATTAGTCTTTTGACGGCCACGCGGCAGTCGCCGCTTTTCTCCGCAAGCGGTCTAAATACGAGTGCCTTTCTTCCATCCTTCGGCGCGGTTTCGATCGTCCGCCACTCCCGCTCGGCACGCGCCCGATCGAGGGCGGCAGCGATGGCATTCAGCAGCAATTCTTGTGCGCGGCGACCGGGAAGATGCGGGCTAAACCGATCTTCTTCATGTTGCGCAACGATCTCCCGCGCCTCTGCGAGCGCCGCCGCGGTGGGGGTGCCGGTCATGGCTCGAATCTCATGAGCAAAGCGATGACGACAGTCGCCAGCATCAGCCCCGGCGCCAGCCAGAAAGTCCAATGCGGCTTCTGATCGCTCCAACCGTAGGCGTAGCGGGAAAACTCCGATTTTGGTCCTCGCTTGCTCATGGTTGCTTCGGCTCCTCAAGGGCGCGAAGAGCGGCTTCGATTGCAGCATCGTAGCCAAGGTCCCACTCGCCTGATGGATGGTCGCCTTTGAGTCGCCGTATATTCTCCGCTGCCGCCTCTCTCCCGGCCGCGAAGCCGGCGTGGCGCTGGCGGGCAAGGGCGTCTATGATTGTGTCTGTTAAGGCGTCGCAAGACGTGCCATGCATTACATCGCTACACCGCGCACTCCATACTTCATGCGCGATCTCCCGCGCCTCCTCCGCCACCCCGGCGGGCGGGCTGTCGGGATGTGCAGCAGTCATGGTTGTCTCCGTGATTCGTGAAGAACTTTATTCTCGGCGTGACATTGTTTGCATTGACGACCGCGCCCATCGGGACGGACGTACACATTGTTGCCCTGGAACAAGTGGCCACGAATGCAACGATTGCCGCGCGCTTCAATGATGCGCGCCTGCTGGCGCCGACAGTTTTCTTGATGTGTGACGGCTTCAACGTGCGCTGGATTTACGCAGGATCGAACGCGGCACTTGTGATCTGCCTCCAATGATGGAGGGAAAGGACCTATATAAAGTTCGTAAGCGACGATGTGTGCTGGAACACGCTGCTCGCCTAAACGAAGACGGCCGTACCCGTCCCTATCCAAAGTGCCAAGCCATAGCCAACAACCAGAATTAGGTTCTGGAATCCACTTTGCCTCAAATGCAGATTGTGAGGGCCGGGCCATCATTCGCTCACCACCTTCTTTGGCCCGGCCCCCGTTACGGGTCTGCCGTCGTCGGTTCCTGTCTTGGAGAGTACGGCGGATTCGTGGCTATCACCTCCTTTCGGGCGCAACGCACGGGCGGCCTCGCGTAGCAATCCGACTGCATCGGAAATCAACTGCGTGCCGAGGCTATATTTGTAACTGGCGAAGGCAACCTCTACGTCCCGCGCATGGTTCTCCAGCCGCTCGGGTAGGTCGCTCACGGGTAGGCACTCCTTAATGTCCAGCGAATGTCGCTGACCACAGCAAGCGCATAGACTGTCGCTCACGGGTCTAGTCTCCCCTCCATCAATGGCAGCTCCGGCAATGGGCTCCGGTCGTTCGTCCATTCCGCCCACGCCGCCCCGACAGCCCCGGTGCCTGGAAACAAGTCGTGGAGCTCGTCGCCAGGCTGCGCGTTCAGCAACGCGAATATCCAGCGGCACACCTCGCGCGGCTTGGCCCCGGTCAAGCCTCGTTGCAAGGTGATCGGCTCGACGATGAAGTCGCGCACCGTCGCATCGTCTCGGGTATACTTGCGCCCGCCACGCCAGATGACCGGCTCCCACACATAGGCCGGATTGACGTTGGGCTTGTAGACCCCGAACGATTTGCACCATGCGCTGATCCGCACGTCGTCGGGGCACATGGCGAGGACGACCTTGAGGGACGGGCTATGGAGCGACAACGCCCAGCCGTCCGGATAGTCGTCGCACAGCCGCTCGATCAACTGCCGGTGGGTTTCGGGATCGTCCCACAGAAGCGCGTCGGGATGATGGTTCTTGTAGAGACGGCCGCACCCGAGGTAGGGCGGGTCGGCAAATGCGAACCGCATCTATTGTTCCTCCGGATGCGTGCGGAGACGCGAGGCGGCTTCACGGATCAGCGGGGAAATGTCACAAATGGTGGCACGCAGCAGGCAGTCGGCCAATCGTGCGTGGGTCATCCGTGCGGGATCACCGGCTGCGTCGGCTCGTCGCATATGGGCTATTTTCAAAGCGCCCATCGCGTAATCGCGGTCCTTGTTGCTCACGGGTCTAGTCTCCCCTCTCCGGGCCACCGCCCGTCTTGATACAAGGTCATGGCTCTGTCCGCGGATCGTAAGGCAACGGCCTACCAGTAGTTGGATCTAAGTTCTCCAACTCCACGGAGCTGCATCGTGGGCAACAACGGGAGCCGATCCGAAACGGCTTTGCGACGTACCGTGCTGCGCACTTCTTGCATCGGACGATGGCCCACTGCCCACCCATCGCGTTGGCGTCAACAAGAGGCAAGACGGTCATAGCTAGTCTCCCCTCTCCGGACCGGGAAGGTCGGATCGTTCCTCTTCATAGTCGCCGTCTTCAGTGATGCCGTCGCAGTACGGGCACGGATACTCGCCGTTGTTCTCGCACACACACATGTCGCCGCCGCACAGGCAGTCAAGCCAGCCGGTGTTTTGACAATGGTCGCACCAACGCTCGCTCATGGCTGCTTCGGCTCCTCGATGGCGCGGATCAGTTCGGCCGCGAGACGGCCACATGTTCCGCCAAATTGGACAACGCAATCTCTAAGTTCCTCATCGCCGTAATCTTCCCGTCCCCGGGGGCCATCTACTCCGTCCCTCTTTGTCGCAGCCATTCCTTGGCGATGTAGTGCGAGTAAGCGGGCGGGATGGCCTCGCACAGTTCGGCGAGCGTCATCCAATCGATGCCCATGGCGCGCCGGCCGTCCTCGACGGTGAAATCGGCAACGCCCCTATCCGTCTTGCGGCGCGCGTCTCTGCACCCCTCGCCATGGATTCCGGTCGTCCGACGACGGTTACGTTGATGGCCGCCATAGACGCCGATCACATCCGCCGAACCATGCCGGCAGGGAGGCCCGAACAGCGCGAAACTCGGCTCGAAAAATCGATGCCGTCGAAGCTCGGCGCCGTCGCATCCGAGCCCGAATGACGTGCCGCATAGCTTCAGCCATCCGCGCACCGGCGCGCCTGGCACGTTCTCGATGACGTAGGGCTTGCCGCTCGCGATCAGCATCGCCCGCGTCTGCGGAATTAAGTCGGGATGCGCCCTGGCGTTCCACATGCTCTTGAGCGCGGTGTGCGCCTGGCACGGCGGGCTGGCCCAGATGAAGTTGAAATCCTCAAGCCGCACCGGCGGGTTGAGCGCGTCGGCTTGGATGAACAGATCGCCCGCGTATCTCGGCTGTTTGCGGATGTCGATGCCGGTGACGTGGAAGCCCGCCATCTGCAAGCCGCGAGCCGCCCCGCCGGCTCCGGAGAACAGATCAAGCGCCTTGAGCACTACTCCGTCCCTCCCTGTTGGCGAGCCTTGAGATCGTTTTGCCTATTCGCTTTTGCCGCGCGAGCCGATTGCCATCGATCAAGTCGCCCTTTTCGTAAAGCATCCGCTGTATTATCCGCATAGGTGCCAAGGAAAAGATGATTGGGATTGCAGCATGGCGGGTTGTCACAACGATGACAGACCAGCAATCCATCCGGGATCGGGCCGAAAGTTAGCGCGTAGGCTACGCGGTGAGACAATTGATATTTACGGCGCACCTGCCAGCGCCCGTAGCCAGAGGGATACCGGATTTTGGCCCACGGCCAGCACGCATCGGGGCCACCAGACTTGTCAACGAGCGGCCAAAAATATTCGCTCGGATTATCGTAATAGGCATCCCAACGATGTTTGTTCCGACATTGGCGTGAACAGAAACGCCCGCGTCCCCTTCCCTTGCTTGAGGGACGCACTTTCATCGAAGTCCCACAGATTTCGCAAGCGACGATCATTGTACGGCCCTAGCACGCAGACAGGCGATCACTAGGGCGAGGGCGGGAGTTGGCGAACCGAGATTTGGCCCAGCCTCCCCGGTGACGAGCGTGCTGCGCCTTGACAATTCGGCCCACCATTCGCGGTGATGTTCGTCGCTTTCGAGCCGCACCATCCACCCCTCCGGGACCAGCATCAGGGCGGCGTCCAAGCTTTGTGTGTACTCTGGACACATGTCCTCGATCGGAAAATATCCGATGTTCTTACGGATATTGTCGGCGATGTGTTGCCGATACTCCGCCGCCCAGCCAACCACCTCGGCAATCGCCAGGTCCAGTTCTGACGATCCCTCCGCCGCCTTCTCCAGTCGCTTGATCAGGGTCATCGTCCGTCCCGCTCCAGATGCTCCAGGGTCGCCAGCACCGCCTTCATGCGGGCGATTTCCAGATCGGCGTTGGCCTGGGTCATCTTGGTTCCGACCCAGCGCGGGTAGACGCGCTCGCGCATCGCGATCTCGCGTTTGGCGCATTTGATTTGGTCGGCGAGATCGATCTTCATTCCCGAAGCTCTTTCTCGATCCCCGGCCACTCGGCGTCCTGCGCCTCCTTGGCGACCAGCTCGCGGCGCTTGCCCTCGATGCGATCCTCGATCCCCTTGATGTCGGAGCCGACGACCCCGGTCCACCACGTCGGGTGTTCGTTCCGCACCTGGCGGGACCAGGTCACCCACTCCTTTTGAGCCAAGAGCGCGCTCAGGTCGGCGACGCTCTCGCATTCGAGGACGGCGCCGTCGAACTCCCGCCCCATCTCCTTCAGCTTGGTCAGCGTGTGCGGCCCGCCCTGGAATTCGTCCTTGGGCTTTTTCTCACCGACGGGTAACCCGTCGCGCTCGATGATGGTCTCCCCCTCCGCCGCGTTGCCGTCGTCGTCCTCGCCTTCCGCCGCGATCCCGAGAAGCGCCATCAGGCAATAGCGTTTTGCGTAGGTCAGAGCGGACGCGTGCTCCTGCGGGCCGCCGAAGTTGTTGCCTTTCATCGGAATCGTCGAGGCGAACCACTGGCCGGACCTATGCACCACCAAGGTCGTCACCGTCTGGCCGTCCACCGCTTGCAGAACAGCGAGGCCGTTACCCGCCATCGCCGGCCGGATCGCCTTCAGGATCGCGTCGAGCGTCGCGTAGGCGAACTCGTACTCCTGGCCGCCCTTGGTGCGGACCTTGACGACGCGGTTCTTCTGGATCGGCGGGAACGCGCCCTGCGCGATCACGAACGCCGGGACGATCTGGTCACGGGATTCGCTCCACTTGATCGCGCCGTCGGGTGCTGCGGGCGAAACCACCTTGGGCGCGTCCATCACCTCGCCTCTGACGGCGGGGACGTTCCGGGGCGGCTCCTTCAGGTCGAGCGGGGGCAAAGTTACGCCAGCACGCACGTCGAGGTCGGTCATCCCATCGTCAGGCATTTCTCAGTCTCCCATCCGTTTGCTGATTGTCGTGTAGCGCTTCTCGAAATTCTCCTTGGCGCGGAGCTGGGCGCGCTTCTTGGCGTTCGGCCTTCGCGTCTTGGTGAGCCGCGCCAGGTTGTGCGCCGTCCAGTCGGCCGCGACCCGGGCCGCCTTGGCGCGCCACGAGGTTTCGCGCGACGTCTTCCGCTTGTGGCACCTCGGGCACAGCGGGCGGAGGTTGTCGAGGTCGTCGGACCCGCCGCGCTCCCGGGGTTTGACGTGGTCGATCTCCAGCCGGGCCGCGGCTTCGCCGCAGGCGGCGCACTGGGCGCCCCAGCGGAGAAGCACGGCGGCGCGGAGCGCGGGGTTCACAGTGTCTCGCCCGCAGCTTCGGGCGGCTTGATCCACTTCGCCACCAGCCGGATGTGTCCGGCCGCCGCTTCCTCGCGCGTCGCGTAGCGCTCGCAGTCGACCTCGCCGTCGGCGTCGAACACCATCGACTCGAACAGCAAGGGCGGCCCCTTGCCGGTGAAGTTGTGGTCGACGCCGAGGAACACCGTCGAGACGCGGAGCGGCTCGGCCTCGGTCAGCCCGACGTGGCGGTCGGCCAGGTCGAAGTAGCGCGCCCATTCGAGGACGTCGGCGACCTTCACCGGCTTGCCGTCCTTGAGGATGTAGAAGTCGCTCACGGTGACTTCGGGGGCGGGCTTGGCGGCATCAGGCTCTCAACGCACCAAGCGCGCGAAAACCTATCGTCGCTGCTCATTGAGCGCCGCACGTACGCCATCATTTTCTCCGCCACCTCTGCGCACCGCGCCGCAGTCTCGAAATAGAGGATCGGCTCGGCCGTCATTTTGACGCCGGACAGCCAAATCAGGACGAACACCTTCGTCATGGCCCCGCCGCCCACAGAAATCCCACCACCAGCGCCAAGAATCCCGCCACCACCAGGAACGCCACCACCGGCGAGTCCCTGTCGTTCCAGCGTTCCGCCTCCAAGTGCTTGGCGAGAAGGCGCGTGCCCAGGACGTGTCGCTTGTTTCCCCCGTTCATCACCAAAGCCCCAGCCAAATGCCCCAGCCATGGATGATCCCGACCGGCGCGAAGATGGCGCCGGCGATCAGAAAGCCCCACTTGCCGAGCGTGAAGCACGTGTAGAGGTGCTGCAGCCAGCCGCCCAAGGCGACAAGGCCGAGCGCCATCGCCGACAAAATTCCGAACCCCTCCATCACGCCACCCTCCGTTTTTCCCCGCCGTCCAGCCCGCGCAACTTCCGCGCCCAGTAGCGATAGACCGAGTTCCAGTGCCCGAACCGCGGCGGGACATCGCGCCACGCCGCCCCGGTGTCGAGCTTCCACTCGATGCCGGCGAGCGTCGCGGCGAGGTCGCGGGGCGGCCGGCCGGTCGGGCGACCAACTGTGCGTCTCATGGCGCGTCACCGGCGCACTCGGGGCAGGTGTGCGCCTCACCGTCGACCTTCCAGCCGTGCTTCTTCAGCGGGCCTTCCGCCTCGATGGTGTTCGAGAACAGCGCGTCGGCCGCGATCAGAACCGAGATTTCCGACTTGTTGCACGCGTCGCACGTCACCCATACCGTCGCGTCGCTGATCGTCATCCTTCCCTCCTCTTCGCCTCGATCTCCTCCGCCATCCGCTCGCACAATTTCGCCGCGTCGTTCATGACGACCTCGGCCTTGCGCAAATCCAGAATCACGCCCTCCGAGATGTAGCCGAAGCGCCACATGTGGAAATCGGCCGAACCCTCCGGATAGGGGTTCGCCACCTCCTTCCAGTTGAGACGGCGGGCGGCCTTGCCGAGCGAGACGGACTCGCTCACTTCCGCCTCCAGTTGGTCGCCGGAAGCTTCCGGCACTTTCCCCAGATCCACGGCCACGCCACCACCAGCCCGACCGCGCCGACCACGCAGCCGACGATCAGAAGCAGAACCAGCGGGTCGGATTTCATGTCAGGTCCCCATCCGTTCGACCGCGACCTTCCGCTCGTAGAGGAACGCCGCGTCCTTCAGGATCTCGACGACGTCGCTCATCGGGGCGCGGAACTCCCAGCAGATGCGCGTCAGCGGGATGTCTTGGATCACGTAGGCGTCGAACAGCGCCCCCTTGGTGTAGAGCAGCATCCCGTCGCCAAGCGTCCCCATCGCCTTGGTCTTTTCCCACTCGTGCCAGCCGACCGGCACCGGCTCGCCCGGCTCGCCCACCAGGACGCGCAGCCGCGCCTTCAGCGCCGCCGCCTCGGCGTCGAGCGCCGCAAGCGCCTTGCGCTCCGGACGGCCGAAGAACTGGCCGGTCCATGCGTCGGTCTCTTCCTGGGTTGCCATTGTCTCGCCCCATCGCCTTGGTGGGGAGAGAATCGGCTATCAACCCCGTGTTGTCAACAACTATCTGTTGACCGGCGACGATTTTTTTTGCACAATCCCTCCATGCGAAACAAAGCACTCCGCGAAGCAATCGAAAAGGCTGGCGGCGTCAATGCGTTAGGCCGCAAGCTTGGGATTTCGGGTCAGGCCGTCCAGAAGTGGCGGCGCGTCCCGGCCGAGCGAATCGTCGACATCGAGAGACTCACCGGCGTACCCCGCGACAAGCTGCGGCCCGACCTCTACAAGGGAATGGCGGCGTGAGCGCCGTCGCGCGTTCCAAGTCGCTTGGCCTGCCGGGCACGATCTCGGCGACCGGCTACACACCGCCGGAAAACCTGCCGTTCGACGAATGGCAGCGCGTTGGTGCCGTGCTCCGCCAGATCGAGTCCGGCGTCCTGTGGTGGATCGGCGACTGGCTACGGTTCGGCGAACGCAAGTATGGCGAGCGCTACAGCCAAGCGCTCGAAACGACCGAGTACGAGTACCAGACTCTGCGCAACACGAAATGGGTCGCCGAGCGCTTTTCTGAATTGTCCCGCCGGCGGGACAATCTCAGCTTTAGCCATCACGCCGAAGTCGCTGATCTAAAACCAAAAGAGCAAGATCGCTTCCTTGGCAAGGCCGAGTCCGAGGGCTGGACGCGCAACCAGCTTCGGCAAGAACTCAAGGAGTGGAAGCGCGACCAGCGCGAGATCGAGCCCGGCGACATGCCGGACGGCGACGGCCGGTTCCGGCTCATGGTGGCCGACGTCGCCGACGTGCCGGTCGCCAACGGCGAGGTCGACTGCATCATCACTGACCCGCCCTATGGCGCCGAGCACCTCGGCTGCTACGACGCGCTCGCCGTGACAGCGCGCCGCGTTCTCAAGTCGGGCGGCTCGTGCCTCGTCATGACGGGGCAGTCCTACCTTCCCGCCGTCATCGACGCGCTGGCGCGCGAACTCACCTACCATTGGACGCTCGCCTACCTCACGCCCGGCGGCCAGGCGCCGCAGGTGTGGGACCGCAAGGTCAACGCGTTCTGGAAGCCGATCCTGTGGTTCGTCAAGGGTGCCTACGACGGCCCCTGGGTCGGCGATGTCGCCAAGAGCGACGACAACGACAAGCGGTTTCACGAGTGGGGCCAGTCGGAAAGCGGCATGGCCGACCTCGTGCGCCGCGTCACCTCGGCGGGCGAGCGTGTGTTCGACCCATTCCTCGGCGCCGGGACCACTGGCGTCGTTTCCGTCGCGCTCGGCCGCCGCTTCGTCGGCTCCGACATCGACGCCGACGCCATCGAACGCAGTACGCCGCGGCTTCGTCTCGCCGCGCGGACGGTCGCCAATGGCGCCGCCGGTTAGGCGCGAGCGCAGCGGCTGGCGTGATGAAGCGCTCAGCCGACGCCATCGCCTGTGGGGCTGGGACGCGCCCATGGTCGATCTCGACCTGTTCCTCGAATACGACGACGCCAAACCGGCCGGCATCATCGAGTACAAGCACGTCAACGCGCCGCCGCTCCTCGTCAACCACCCGACCATCCGGGCGATCCGCGGCCTCGCCGACGCGGCGGCCGTCCCCTTCCTCGCCGTGAGATACAGCGGCGAGCCGGATTTCGAGTGGTTCGCCTGCCTCGGCCTCAACGACAAGGCGCGCGCCGGCTTGCGCGAGCGCCGCATCCCGGAAAAGAAGCCGATCTCCGAGGAAGCCTTTGTGACGTTCCTCTACTGGCTGCGCGGCCGGGGCATGCCGCCGGGACTCTTCATTAACGGCAAGCCCAATCCCGACGACAAGGCGCGGCCGATTTCATTGACCGAATTGAAGCGTCGCTACGACGAGGACGACGAACAATTCTGAAATAGGGGGCACGTCGCCATGCCTACAGTTGGTCGCCCGAACCTTCGGGAGCCCGCGCCGGGAAGCATCCAGGCCTACGTCGAATCCATCGAGACGCTGGAGCGCGAGAAGCGCGAGATCGGGAAGGACGTTTCCGAGCTCTACAAATCCGCCAAGGACGCCGGCCACGACGTCTCGCTGATCCGCGAAATGCTCAAGCTCCGCAAGATCGACGCCGACGCGCTCAGGGAACGCGAAGAGAAGCGCGAGGACTACATGCGCCAGCTCGACATGTTCGCCGGGCCGGTCGAGCGGGCGGCCACCAAGTTCCGCGACACGCTCCGGCAGGACGGCGTCTCGGCGACGCTGCACGCCGCCGGCATGGAGCCGGTCAAGATCGCATAGGGCGCCATGAATTTCCCTCACGTGCGGCCGCTCCTAATTGGGCTCGCGGCCAGCCCAGGAAAACTAACCGGACCTCGCACTGCCGCCGCACGGCTGCCGGGTTTTTCCGTCGTTTTCACCCGGTGGGGCTCGAAGCCGAAAGGTCCGGAAGGCCGCAACTTTTTTCTCGGGCGGGATGAACAATAAACAACTGGAGATCACAGGATGGAGACGAAAAACTTTCATATCGTCGGCATTGCGCCGCTCATCATGCACAACGTGCGGCTGGCCGATCCGCTCGACGAATTCGCCAAGAAGGTCAAAAAACTTACGGCCAACCGGCGCAAGACGGAGGAAATCCACGAGCAGATCGCGCGCGAAGAATTCGAGGGCGGGCTCTACTTCGACAAGGCACTCGGCCCCTACATTCCGGCCGACAACATCGAGCGCATGATCGTCGATGCGGCGAAGGCGTCGAAGCTCGGGGCCACCGTCAAGGAATCGATGCTGTCGGTAGGCGATCGTTTCCAGCTCGCCTACGAGGGGCCGCGAACCGTCCAAGAACTATACGACGAGAAATTTCTCTACCGGAGGGCCGTCGGGATGCGCGGCAGCAAGACCGTGCGCACGCGCCCGATGTTCCCCAACTGGGCGGTGGAGTTCACGTTGAGCTACGACCCCGAACGGCTCAACGGGGATCAGGTTCGGGACATCATTGAGTACGGCGGACGCTACAAGGGGTTGTGCGATTTTCGCCCGCGGTTCGGCCGCTTCAAGCTGAACGGGGCGAAGTGAGCTTTCCGAGGCGTGGCGGGCCCCGGCCTGGTGTGGTGTGGCATGGCGCGGCAAGGCAAGGCAGGGATTTAAGAATGTTGATTTCAACACGGCGTGGCAGGGCGCGGCCTAGCGAGGCGCGGCCGGGCATGGCGAGGCGCGGCTTGGCGAGGCGAGGCTGGGCTTGGCCGGGCAAGGCAGGGATTTAAGAATGTCGATTTTCAGCACGGCGGGCCAGGGCCCGGCTTGGTTAGGCTTGGCGCGGCGTGGCTGCGCGTGGCAGCGCGTGGTGCGGCAGGGCTCGGCGAAGGCAGGCCGAGGCGCGGCAAGGCAATGCGCGGCCCGGCCCGGCAGGCCAAGGCAGGGATTTACCAATGTCAATTTTGAACACGGCGCGGCCAGGCCTGCCTCGGCTAGGCAGGGCCGGGTGTGGCACGGCTCAGCCGGGCTCGGCGCGGCTGGGCTTGGTAGGGCAAGGCAGGGGTTGAACAATGAACGATATTGATTCCGACAATTTCGAGCTCGAAGTCCATCCGGCGTGGCGCCAAGCGATCAAGGATTTTCTCGCCGCCAACTTTCCGCCGGGCCACGTCGTCACCTTCGATTGGCTCTACGACGCGTTCAAGTTGAAGATGCCGAGCGAGGCGACGACGTGGGGCGAGGCGTCGAAAACCAAGCTGTTGTTCCTCAGCCAGTTCCAGAATTTTTCCGAGCATCTGCTGAGCGAGCAAACCATCGCGCTCGCCAGCGTGACCGGCGTCGGCTATCGCGTGCTGCCGCCCGGCGACCAAACACCGTGGGCCGAGGCCGAAGGACGCGCCGAACTCAAGCGCGCGCTGCGCAAGCTCGGCCGGCGCATCAGCCACGTCGATCGCGCGAAGCTCACCACCGGCCAGTTGCGCGAGAACGCCGACGCGATGGCGCGCTACTCGATGCTGCGCGGCATGACAAAGCAAATCGAACGCCAGCCAGCCGAGGACGAAGAACAAAGCGACTGATGCGGGGAGATTGTTGTGGCGACGAACGCTGACGACCCAGAGAAATTCGCCCACGACATGGCCGCTTTGCACGCGACGAACGCGCTGAAGGGATTCTGGTACGCGTGGCAGCGACTCAGTCCGCGCTGCCAAAGCCCAATCGAAAAACTTTTTCTCGCCGCATTCCTCGGCACCTCTCGCGCGGGCGATTGGACATACAGCGAAACCGAGTTCAACGAGGCCAAGGCCCAGCACGCCGTGGGGGCGATCTTCGGTGAAATGTATCTACAGGCGAAGATCAAGGGGTATCGCGCCGACTTCCTTATTTATTCGTCGTGGGCCGAGCGCTACGTCGTCATCGAGTGCGACGGCCATAACTATCACGAACGCACCCCCGAACAGGCCGCGCACGATCGCAAGCGCGACCGCGCGATGGCCGAGAATGGCATTCGAGTCCTCCGCTTCACCGGGACCGAGATTTACCGCGACGCGCCCGCGTGCGCGCGGCAGGCGCAAGAGTTCGCCGGCTGGCTCGCTGGCCAATAGGAGTAGTCGCCATGCCTGATTTCGCCGCCATGCCGTTCTGGACCGACGCCTACTTGGCCGACTGCGGCCACCTCGACGACGCCGAGCACGGACGCTACGTCCAGATCCTGATCGCGCTCTGGCGCGCCCCCAAGCAGCGCTTGCCCAACGACGACGACTGGCTCGCCCATCGGTTCCGCCGCACCGTTGAGCGCGTCCGCGCCGAGCTTCGCCCGCTCATCGCCGAGTTCTGCCAGTCGGACGACAACTGGATCACGCAGAAGCGGCTCACGCGCGAGTTCGAGTACGTCACCACGCAAGCGCAGAATCGGAGCAACGCCGCCAAGGCACGGGAAACAAAGAAAAAGAATGGGCACGCCGTGCCACACCCACACCCTACCGCTACCGCTAGCGCTAAGCGTAGCGAAGTAGAGAATCCTTCCGCTATACCGAGTCCCGTTGCCGCGCGCGAGGGTGGCGATTTGAAGATTTTGAAGCCGGGTAGCGCGGCGCTTCGCGCCGTTCGCGGTAGCGGGAAGTACGCCAAACCCGAAAACCGCGACGCCTACGCCCGCGAGAAAATCGTTGCGGCTCTAGGCGGCGACTCGGACGCGCACATGCTGATGATGGCGGCGGAAACGCCGGGCGAGACGGGCCACGACCGCGCCGTGGCGCGCGTCCGCGAGGTGGCGGCGCTGGTCGGCGTCGGATGGATTTCGCCCGAGGTCCGCGCCCGCCGGGCCGCGTCCGCATGATCCGCTTTCTTCTCGCCCTCCTCGCCGTCATGGGCGTCGCGTGCATTCTTCTGGCCGAGGCCGCGTTCGGCCAGGTCCCGTGTTCCGTCCAGTCGGTGACCGACGGCGACACCTTCCGCGCCCACTGCCGGCCGTGGCCGGGGATCGTGATCGAGACCGCGGTGCGCGTGAAAAACATCGACGCGCCCGAGATGAAGGCGAAATGCGCCTTCGAAGCGCTCCAGGCCGGGCACGCCAAGGCGGCGTTGGGCGATCTCCTGAAGCTGGGGCCGGTCCTCCTCTACGACGTGACGCCGGACAAGTTTTCCGGGAGAGTCGACGCGAACGTTTTGGCGGGAGGAGTCGATGTCGGGGTCGAGATGATCGTCCTGGGCCACGCCCGGGCGTACCTGGGCGGGAAGCGGGAGCCGTGGTGCTGAAGGGGGGGGGGGAAGCGGCCCGGCGGCGTCGCCAAACTCCGCCGGGCGCTCGGGGGGTTTCCCAATCGGCGGGTCCAAGGCCTCCCTCCCCGGCGGCCCCGGCCCGCCCACCTACAAAGTACCGGCCGGAATCGGGCCTGGCCCGTGACCGTCCGGTGATCCGGGCAAGGCAGAAACTGAGGATTCGGCTTACCATTTCATGCTAGGACATTGGCGCATATGCGGTTTTCTGGGGGTTCCCTCCCTTGTCCTGGACCCCGGCCCTGGTCGAGGCGCGTCTCGAAGAGGCGTTCCTCGTGCTGCTTTTGCTTCCCGACCCGCACCGGAGGTACCTCCTGGGCGCCCGGTCGAATTGGCCCGACGTGGTCCGCTCGGCGGCCGAAGCCTACGGCTGGGGCGATCCCGGCATCGTCGGCAAGGGCGGCGAGGCGCCGAAGGCCCTCCTCAGGGATCCCAAGGACCACCAGCTCATCGAAGAGCAGGAGATCAAGCCGATCCCGCGCGACCTCGACATGGGCCGGCTCAAGAACGTCGAGCCCCGGGACGCGGTCGACGCGCATGCCGCGATCGAGCGCATGGACGCGGCCTTGCCGTGGCTTTTATGGCTCAGTCCGCAGCGGGCCCGCCTCGTCTGGCAGCGGCTCGAGGGAACCGCGTGGTGGCGGATCGCCGCGGTCGAGCGCCGGTCGGAGAAGACCGTCATGCGATGGTACGCCGAGGCGATGCTGACGATTGCGGATGAGCTGGTGACGCTCGAATGTGGGGCTGGCTGATACTGGGGGGCTACGTCGCGGGCGGGGCGTTTTACGCCGGCGCGATCTACGCGCAACAGCAACGCGGCTATCCGAGTATCGCCGACTACAGGCGCGCCGAGCAGGGCGGCTTCAGCGTGTTTTGTGCGTTCCTTTGGCCCATCACCCAGTTTCTCTACTGGTTCATGCCGTTCGGCGAGGGCGCGCCGTGGCTCGGCTGGCTTTGTCCCTTCACGGAGGATCGTCATGGAAATCGGCAAGCCCATTCGCAAGTTCGAGGTGGTGCCCAAGGTCATGCCTGCTGCGGTTCCTGCCTCGCCTGCACCGCTCCCGAGCCGGGAGCCGGCCCGAGCGCCGGAACGCAAGGAGCCGGTCCCGGCCAAGTGACCTCGTCCACGGGCCGCGTGCAGTGGTCCCCGCCGCCGCCGCCATTGCCGCCGCCCGTGCTCTGCCAGTGTCCGACGTGCCAGGCCGTCACCGCCACGGGCGAGGTGCACGAATGTCCGGTGGTCAGCGACAACGACCGCGCCGCAGTGCGGACGATCCAGGATCTCTGCGCCGCCGGCCTGACGCCGGAAGAGATCGCGACCGACATGGGCGTGGTGCTCGGATGGCGCGTGTGGAACATGGACTCGAGCGGGCTGCACGGGGCGGGGACGGGTTCGATAACGACGTGGCCGATGGACGCGCCGATGCTGGCCGTCTGCGTCGAGTCGGGCTGCCGCGGCCGCGGCACGCACTGCGGGCTAATCCCGGGACACGGCTACGACCGCGAGACAAAGCCGATCTGCCGCATTCATGCGCTGAAGCAGAAGGCCGACCACCACATGGGCGCGCCCCCCCTCGTCGGCGCCGTCGCGCTCTGGGGCGAGGTCATCGAGTGCGAGACCGGGTATCTCGCGACACGCGCCTATCCCCTGGCGCTTCCCTCCCCGGTCCTCGCCCGCGCCTATCGGGTGTGCCACCTAGCAACCGCCGTGCCACTCCCGCGTTAACGATTCGGGCTTTCTTGCCCGCCCGCCCGGTGTCGGACTGTTGACGGTTTGGGGCTAACTTCCGGGAACGCTGCGAGAGCCGCGCGTGCCCGCTCCAGCCGTGCCCTGACGGCCTCCGGCCCCGGCTCTCGCAGCTTTTCCTCCCCGTTCCGCAGGTCGCCGCCATCCTCCCTCGCGAGCTCGTCGCCACGCTTGAGGCGCGCCGGCGCGCGTTGAGGCTCGGCCGCCTGGCGCTGTGCGAGAAGATCGGCGTCAACGAGCAGTGCGTCATGAAGTGGGAGCGGGGGACCAACCAGCCGCTGCTCGGCAACCTCATCGCGTGGGCCGGGGCGCTGGGACTCGAGCTACGGATTGGTCCCAAAACGGACACGCGAAAATCGCAACCCGAAGATTCATGAACCACCCATGTCCTCGCTCACGAAACGCAATCCTGGGGCGGCCGGGCCCAAGGTGCGTAAGTTCGTCAAGGGCTGGGCGGCGCCCCGGGACTACGTGAAGGCGCACTTCTACCGCAGGGAAGACGCCGGCCTCGCGGTCAGATCGTGCGGCGGCGTCGCGTGGGCCGGCGATCTGCACGAGCCGGGTATCCGCCACGAGTGCAAAGTCTGCCTTCGGGTGCTATACGGCCGCGCATGAACGAGCCCACGCCGGCTGAAAGTTCCGATTCCCAGCTCGCCGATTTCATCGGCTGGAAAAAAGCCGCGTCCGCCCGCGCGCTGGACGAGGAAACGCCATGGACCGACGAGGCGAAGCGGCGGCGGAAGAAGAAGTACGTAGGCGAATTGTTCGAGGTCTCCGTTGTCAGGTCGACGAGGCCATATTTGTCGACCAGCGCGGTCGTCGCGAAACTAGGCCAGGCGTGGGTCAAAGCGCATTCGAAGCTGGCGCGCTATTCGAGCGTAAGAGCGACCGCAAGACAGAAGCCGCAGGCTTAGAGCGGTTTCAGGATTGGCTGTAGCCGCTCATCCGCCGGAAAAGCGCGCGCGCGAATGCAATGCGTTTCTGTTGAGGGCCCATCTTGGCGCCGTCCTCGCCCCATTCGCTCGGCGTCCACCAGCCGACCTCGACGCCCGCTTCGATGTAGAGCCGCCATATCTCCTCATCGGTCCAGCGGCCCGTCGGTTGGCGCTTTACCTCGATCTCGTCCGCGATCACCCGTGCGTCCCCTTACGCGACCCTCGACTGTCCATAATAGCCATTACAACACTGACCCTCCAATGCCGCATTCGGCCGACGACCTCGCCACGCTTCAGGCGAGGACGCGCTACGTCGAGCCGTCGGGGTGCTGGCACTGGACCGGGCCGCTCACCTCCAAGGGCTATCCCTCTCTAGAGCTCAACGGCCGCCAGGTGCTCGCGGTTCGCGCGTCCTATGTCGCGCAGAACGGCCCTATTCCGCCCGGTTCGCGGCCGATCCAGTCGTGCTCGGACCCGCTCTGCATCTGCCCGTTCCATCTGAAGCTGGTCGCCGAATCGTTCCGGCGTCCGCCGCGCGCCGGCGTCAACGGCGGCGTCAGAATCCGGAAACTAACCAACGACCAGGTGCGCCAAATCCGCGCCTCGACCGAGAATGAAAACATTCTAGCCGAGCGCTTCAAAATCACCCGGTCGCACGTCCTCGACATCCGCTCGGGACGGCGCAAAGCGGCCGTGCTCTAGGCGCACGCACGGGCACGCTCTAATCAAAGGAATTCAAATGCGAGGGGGGCGCCGCCCCGGCGCCGGCCGCAAGCGCGGCTCGGTCACCAAGAAGACGCGCGAGGTCGCGGTCGAGGCGGCCAAGCAGGGCATTTCGCCCGCCGATGTGATGCTTGAGGCGATGCGCCAGCAGTATTCGCTCGCACGAGACGCGTCCGAGCCGGAGATCAAGGCGCTCTTCCTGTCGCGCGCCGCCCAGATCGCCAAGGACGTCGCGCCCTACGTACATCCGAGAATCACGCCGGTCGAGCCCAGGAAAGACGACGCGGGCGAAGCGGCCCCGGCCATGAGCGAGAACGAGATCCTGCGCCGCCTGGTATTCACGTTCCTGCGCGCCCACGACAACCCCGCAACAGAGTAGCCGCCCATGACCGCCAGCGACATCTTTGAGACCGACCTCGCGAAGATGATCTTCAACGCGTCGACGAGCGTCGTGTTCTCCTCGACCATGCTGTACATCTCACTGCACACTGCGGCACCCGGCGATGCGGGGAGCCAGATCACAAGCGAGACGACCTACACCGGCTACACCCGGATCGGCGTGTCGAAGGTCGGGACGACCGGTTTCACCGTCGCCGGCGACCTCGCCTACAACACGACGACGATCACGTTCCCGCAGTGCACCGGCGGGTCCGGCACGATCACTCATTTCGGCATCGGCTGCTCGTCGGGCACCTCGACCGGCTACCTGGTGTTCGACTCCTCGATCACCACCGCGCTCGCCGTGTCCTCGGGCGTGACGCCGTCGTTCGCGTCGACCGCGCTCCAGGTCTCGATCGCCTAGTCCGGGGCGATGGAGTTCGCGCCCGAGTTGCTGGCGCTCTACCGGGCGAGCGGCCTGCCGCCCGACCAGATCACCGAGGACGACCGGCAGACGCTGCTCGAGCTTGCGGCCGGCCGGCACCTCGTCTTCGAGGTCGGGACCTACCTCGGCGCGTCGGCCGAGATGATGCTGGTCGGGCAGCGCGGCGCCGGCGTCGTCATCACCCTCGACACCTTCGGCGGCTCACCCGAGGACTGGACCAGCTGGCACGAGAATAAGCCGCCGCCCGACGGCGCCATGCAGGCGATCGCCAGGGGTAGGCTCGCGCGCTTCGGCGACCGCTGCCAGATCATGCAGGCGCCGAGCCCGGCGGTGGCGAGCATCTTCGCCGACGGCATCGCCGATCTCGTGTTTCTCGACGGCGAGCATCACTACACGGCCATCCTCGCCGACATCCGCGCCTGGCTGCCCAAGCTGAAGCCGGGCGGGCTGATGGCCGGCCACGACTACGACAAGGAGGCCGACGCGCTGATGCGCGGCGACCCGGCCGAGTTCGAGCGCCGGTCGCATTACACGTTTTACGAAGGCCTGCACTACGGCGTGGCGCGCGCCGTCAACGAGATTTTCGCGACGCACGAGCTGGCGCCGCGCAAGGGCTCCTCGATCTGGTGGGCGCGGCCCGAATGGGCGCGGTTCGACAACGCGGACTAGTCGACCTCGACGTTCTTGAACGTGGCGAGAAACCGCCACGTCGGGCAGCCGAGGTCGGGCGTCGTCGAGCAGTTGAGGATCAGCATCGAGTGCCCGATGGCGACGCGGCCGGTCTCGAACGACTTCTGCCAGTAGCGGAACGAACTGGACAGCGTCGCAAGCGCGTGCAGCGTGACCAGCGTGTTCTCGCGGATGCAGGTGTCGAATACCTCAGTTTCGTAGGCCGGCGTGCCGATCTGCCCGTTGACGATCGGCGTGATGTTCAACTGCACCTCGACCGCCTTGTTGCGGCAGTCGTCCCAGTCGGCGAGGGCGGCGCTCGACAACAGGCTCAACGCCAACGCGGCAAGCATGGTCTTCATGGGGGTCTCCTTTGGTTGTCCCGATGAAACTGTCGCACACATGCGACAGCGGCGTCAACAGGAGGACCGTGGGATATTCGCAACCGTGCGACGGGCGTGCTAATGTCCAGCCATGAGGCTCGGGGACTATCTCAACGCGGCGAAGCTCACGCCGGACGAATTCGCGGCGTTGGCGCAAGTGCATCGCGCCACGATCTACCGGGTTCTCAACGAGCCGGGCTACGCGCCGAGCCTCAAGACCGCGCTCGCCATCGAGAAAGCATCCCATCGCAAGGTACGGCCCGCCGATTTGGCGTAGGCCCTAGGCCCACTAATGGCCGAGCGCAAACTCGCTGATTAGGCGCGCCCACTCCGGCCGCGCCCGGCCGACTGATCTTTCCACACTTCGACGCCCGCCCGTGAGGTCGGCGGCGTAGGGAGGCCCGGCCGCCCGTGACCCAGACGATCTATTCGACCTCGACCTCGACGACGTTCACCGTCCCGGACGGCGTCAGCTCGATCACCATCAAGGCGTGGGGCGCCGGCGCTGGTGGCGGCGGCTCGACGCTCGGCGGGGCTGGTGGCGGCGGCGGGTTCGCCAGTGCGCTCGTCACCGTCACCTCGGGCCAGGTCCTCAACATCCTGGTCGGCGGCGGCGGCGCCGGCGGCGACGTCGTCGGCACCAGCGTCGGGTCGTCGGGTCGCGTCGGCGGCGGCTCGACCGGCGTCTCGGCCGGGGGCGGCGAGGGCGGCACCGGCGTCGACGCCGCGGCAGGCGGCGGCGGCGGCGGCGGCTATTCGGCCGTCCATCGCTCGACCACCGATTGGCTGGTCATCGCCGGCGGTGGTGGTGGTGGCGGCGGGCGCGGCAACACCACGTCGGGCAGCGCCGGGGGCGCCGGCGGCGGCGGTGCCGGCGTGGCGGGCTCGTCCGCGGCGGCCCTCACCGGCGGCGGCTTCGGCTCGACCACGGCGGGCGGCGCGGTCGGCTCGGGCACGGCGACCGGCTCGTCGGGCACGCAATTCGGCGGCGGCGGCGCCGGCAAGGACGCGACCGGCGACGATACGGGCGGCGGCGGCGGCGGCGGCGGGGGTTACTGGGGCGGTGGCGGCGGCGGCGCCAATAGCCTCGGCGACACGGCCGGCTCGGGCGGCGGCGGCGGATCGGGCTTTCTGACCTCGTCGGCGTCCGCCCTCAGCGTCGCGGCGGGCTCGGGCATCAACCCGGGCTCGACGGCCGACGCCGATTACGCCTCGCCGGCTGGCCGCGGCGGCCTCGCCAATGCCGTCGGCAACGCTGGACGCATCGTCCTCGACTACACCGCCGCTGCGGGCGGCGTCCTCGCCGGCTCGGCCCTTGTCACGTTCGTCCCCGCAGCGGGGATTTCCGCGGCCGCGAGCATCGGCGGCACGGCCACCGTCACGTTTTCGCCCGCGGCGGGGATCACCGCGACCGCGAGCATCGGCGGCGCGGCGACGGTTACGTTCTCGCCCATCGCCGCGCTCGAAACGTTCTACGCCATCTCGGGCGCGGCGACCGTCACGTTCGCTCCGGCGGCCGGAATATCCGCAACCGCCCGCATTGGCGGCGCGGCCACCGTCACGTTCAGCCCGGCCGCGGGCATTTCGGCGGATGCGCGGATCGGCGGCGCTGCAACCGTCTCGTTCGAGCCCGACGGCGCGCTCGAGGACATCACCCCGCCGCCGGGCGCGATCGACGGCAGCGCCACGCTCACGTTCACGCCGGCGGCCGGGATCAGCGCGACCGCTTCGATCGGCGGCGCTGCGACACTCACGTTCAGCCAATGTGTAGTCTCCGAGACCGGCTGGACGTTCCCCGGTTTCGCCGACGACTACGACGACAACGGCGGCGTGTTGTGGGTCGCCAACGGCAACTTCCTCGCCGATGACGGCCTCGAGACGCGCGTCACCCTGACCGCCGCCTCGACCGCGTCGCAGCTCAACTACGCGCGATTGTTCGGTTTCGCCGTTCCGTCGGCCGCCACGGTGCTCGGCGTCAGCGCCCGCCTCGAACGCCGCATCGCCGCCGGCAACGCCGTCGACCGCCGCATCGTCCTCTTCGACAACACCGGCGCGCCCAACGGCAACAACGAGGCCGACTCGGCCTTGCGTTGGCCGGCGGTCGCGACGCCGCGCGACTATGGCGGCGGCGGGTATCTCTGGGGCTCTACGGCGTGGACGCCGGCGGTCGTCAACTCGTCGGACTTCGGAATCGGCATCAGCGCGCTCTATGCCAACTCATCGACCAATACGAGCGCGCGCGCCGACTACGTCCAGCTCAACGTGACTCACGAGCAATGCTACCCCGGCGTTCTGACCGACGCCTCGGCCGCCGCCGCCCTCACCAAGTTCGTCTACCGCGGCAGAACCCGCCGCCTCCGCGCCAAGAAGCAAACCGTGTAGGTAACCCCCATGTCCCTCCTCTACCTCTCGCTGTTCCACGCGCTCAGGAACTCGACCGCGCCCGCGTTCCAATCGACCGCGTCCGATACTGCGGTCTTGCTGGCGCTGGAATCCACCAGCTTGCGCGAGTGGCAGTTCGCGACCTCGCGGGCCGTCCGCCTGGCCGAGAAAACGGGCGCCGACTACTACGTCAAATTCGGCACGTCGGACGTGGTCGCGGCGTCGACCAACTCGATGCTGATCCTCGGCGGCACCGTCGAGGCGCACCGGGTCGACACCGGGCAGACCCACATCTCGCTCTACTCGTCGACCGACGTCACCGTGAACATCTGTTTGGGAACTGGACAATAGCCATGCCCGCACGCGGAATGACAAGCAACCTCCCGGCCTCGGTGCTGATCGCGATCGCGAAAGACCCGGACGGCTACGAGAAGAAGCTCGCCGAGTTCGACGCGCGGCGCGAGGCCGCCGAGGCGGCGGAGGCGAAGGCCAAGGAGACGGCTGCCGCACTTGCCAACGAACGCGCCGAGTTCGAGGCGTGGCGCACCGAGGAAACCGCGCACATCAACGGATGGATGTTCGCCAACAAAGGCGAGGCGCGGAAGCTCGCCGAGGCGAACGCCGACTTGGTGAACCGTCAAAACGCCGTCACGGTGCGCGAGCACGACCTCGCCGACCTCTCGACGCAACTGGCCGAGATAAGGCAGGCCCACGAGGTCTGGCGCGACAAGCTCAACGCCCAGGCCGAGGCGCTGGCGACGCGCGACCGGAATTCCGCCAACCGCGAAAGCGCCGTCACCGCGCGCGAAACCGCCATCGCCGAGCGCGAGGCCAAGTTCGAGAACCGGCTGAAGCAATTCAACGCGGGGCTGTGAAAGTGGCTCAAGTGCGTATCTATCGGGACGAATGGTGGCCGGTGCCAAGCTACGAGCGTGAGCTCGACGGTTACGAGTTCTATGGCCCTATCGTAGAGGTGCCGGACGCAGTGCTGGCGGAATACGACGCCGCCGAGGAACGCTTCAACGCTGCGGCCAATGCGTTGGCCGACTACGCCGCGGATAAATGATCCACGTCGTCCTGATGGCGGGCGGGCTCGGCACCCGCCTGCATCCCTTGACGCTCCACGCCCCCAAGCCGCTCCTTAACGTCGGTGGCAAGCCGATCCTGCAAACCATCGTCGAGCGCTTCGCGGCGCAAGGCTTCCGGCGCTTCACGATGGCGGTAAACTATAAGCGCGAGCTGATCGAAGGCTATTTCCAGAATGGCACCCGCTTCGGCGTCAAGATTGATTATGTCCGGGAGACCGAGCCCTTGGGCACCGGCGGCGCGCTGCGTCTCATCAAGCCGCCGACGGGGCCGTTCATCGTGGCGAATGCCGACGTGCTGACCGACCTCAAGTACGGTCCCCTCATGGAGTTCCACGCGCGCAGCAATTGCCAGGCGACCCTGTGCCTCGCGCTTCATCAGTACCAGTGCCCCTATGGCGTCGCCGAGGCCCAGGACGAGCGATTGGTTAACGTCAGGGAAAAACCGATATTCTCCTACCCGGTGAACGCCGGCATTTACGTGCTCAACCCTTCGGCGTTAGAAATCGCGCCACACGGACGGTTCGACATGCCCGATCTCATAGAGAAGCTCAGGCCCGACGTGGCGGCGTTCGGGATCGAGGATTTCTGGGAAGACGTGGGAAATTTCGAGGCGCTCGAAAGAGCGAGGGCGGGAGCATGACGATATACATCCCTATCGAGGCGCTCGGCACCGGCCCGGTGGGCGGCGGCGGTGTGAGCGAATGGCGCGGTGCCTGTGCAAAGTGCCATAGGCCGATGACGGCTGGACATGCGTGCGGTGTCAGTCTCGAAACGCTCCGGCGCGCCAAGGCGATCTTCGACGCGCAGCCGATGCCTGATCTGGTGGTCCGAAACTATCAGGGCCGGACTTGGATCGAGGCCAGCCAACCCGCCCCCGCTGGCTTCGAGGACGAGCCGGCGGAAGATGACGGCGCTACCGGGCAGGACTGCACGGACTTCTCGACGGCGAGCTACATCATGGACGCGGGCGTTCCCGTCCCGATTGCGACCGCCGCCGAATTCAAGGCCGGCGCCGTTCTCGCCCGCGCCATTTCCCAGCCGCGCGACTGCGATGGCGGAAGGCTGGCGGAACTGGGGATGGGGGAAGGCGAGTGAAGGACCATTTCGAGCAGATCATCGAGATGAAGGGCCGCATAGCGGCGGCGCGCGCCGGGACGCAAACGCCGGAAGAGGTGCGCGACATCACCTACGATACCGTGCGGCTTGCGCTCGACAACATGGGGCTGTTCATGGGCGAGGTCTCGCGCGTCATCCTCAACATGCACGAGCGGATTCAGGAACTCGAAGCGCGCGACGCCGGAGAGACGAGACATTGACAGTCTTGGGCGTGATCCTGGCAAGAGGCGGCAGTCGCAGAATTCCGAGGAAGAACCTCGCCATGCTGGGCGGCTACCCGCTGATCGTCTGGACCATCATGGCGGGACGGAGCGCCCAGCACCTCGACAAGCTTGTGGTCTCGTCCGACGACGTGGAGATCCTCCATGTCGCGCGGCGCTGGGGCGCGGAACCCTTGGTGCGGCCCGGCGAATTCGCGTCCGACGAGGCGAAATCGTATCCGGCGATCCTGCATGCGCTCGATAGTCAGCCCAGGCCATTTGACCACGTCTGCCTCCTTCAGCCGACCTCGCCGCTGCGCTCCGCCTTCGACGTCGATTGCTGCCTGACTGCGGTTCTCGCGATGAACGTGGTCGGCGTGATCCCGGCGGTCGTCAGCGCGCAAGAGAACCGCGACAACCCGAACGGCGCGATCTATGTCGGACGGGCGGATTGGCTCCGGGATTCGTGGGCGACGTGGCAACCGGGCGCGGCCCTGCCGTTCGACGAGCCGAGCATCCCGCGCTATTACATGCCGGCGTCGCGCTCGATCGACATCGACACGCCCGAGGATTTCGCCGAGGCGGAGCGGACGATAGAGAGGATCATGGCGGCGTGACGAAAGAAGACATCCGCTGCTGGGACGACACGGTGGAGGTGGTCGAGGTGCGCGGCCCGGTCCATGTCGCGAAGTTTCCCGAGAGCGACAAGCCGTCGAGCCTGCTGCACTGCAATTTCTGCGGCTCGACGTTCTTCCAGAAGTACGAGGATGGCCTCGTCTGCGTCTGCACGAAGAAGGGCGATGGCCCGCTCATGGTGCTGAACGCATGACCTCCAAGGGATCGCCCGCCCCTCCGGGGCCGCTCACCGCGCTCGCCGCCGCCGAGGCCAAGATCCAGGAGCTCGGCCGGGACATTTGCGCCGAGCTTCCCGGCTTCGCCTTCGCGGTCCTGATCGCGACCCCGGACGGCGGCTACGTCACCAAGGGGACGAACCTCAACGCGCAAGCGCTGGTTTCGCTGCTTCTCACCCAGGCCAACAACGTGGTGATCGGGGCGGACGCGCCGGCCGGGAAGCTGGCGAAGGGAAGTACGCATTGAACCCCTTCGCGACGCACTACGACCGCTGCAACACCGGCACCAACGCGGCGAAGCGCGAAACCCTCGCCGACTTCCCGCACCTCGTCGACATCGAGCTGACGAACGCCTGCAACTTCCGCTGCCTGATGTGCCCGACGGGAAACCTTTCGCTGAAGCGGCCGGCCGGCTTCATGGCCGCCGCGACGTTCGCCCGCATCGTCGACCAGTGCGCGCCCCACACGACGGCGCTCCGCTTCATCGGCTGGGGCGAGCCGCTGCTGCATCCCGAGCTGGTGCAATTCGTCTGGGACGCCGACGCGGCGTGCTTGCCGACCCACATCAACACGAACGGCTCGAAGCTGACCCAGGATATGGCGCGAAGCCTGATCTTGGCCGGGCTGTCCTCGATCAAGTTCAGCTTCCAGGGCGTCGACCGCGCGAGCTACCGCGCGATGCGGAACGTTGATTTCTTCGAGCCGCTCCTCGCCGTCATCCGCATGGTGCACGAGATGCGCGGCTCGCGCCTGCGTCCGTTCATCCAGGTGTCGACCACGACGACCGACGAGACGCCGGAGGAAATCGAGTTCTTCAAGCGGCGCGTCGCGCCCTACGCCGACCACGTCACCGTCGGGCAAACCGTCTTCGGCCACATGGACCTGGGCGCGGCGCGGCTCTCGGCGGTCGACAAGGCGCGCTTGGTTAAGTTCGCCAAGGCCGAGGACGCGACGAAGCTCCGCCACCCCGAGCCGTGCCCCGAGGTCAACGACAAGCTCACGATCCAATGGGACGGGAGCGTCCGGGTGTGCTGCAACGATTTCGAAGGCGTGACCGATCTCGGGAACGTCAACGATCGCCCGCTGGCGGACATCTGGCGGGCGGAAGTCATCGAGGCCTACCGCGAGCGGCTCGCGCGCGACGAATACTCGGGCCCGCTGTGCGGGACGTGTTTCCACTACATGGAAGGCACGGCGTGAGCCAGCGAGACGAACCCGGTTGCTTCCCGGTTCTCGTCGGGCTGTTGGCAATGGCGGGCGTGATCTTTGCCGTCTATCTCGTCATGACCGAACTGGCCGCCCTGCACCAAAACTGCACACAGGTCCCGGCGTGCGCGGCTGAACTGGCAAAAGCGCGATGACCTACCCGCCGCTGTGGCCCGCTTCCGTCGAATCCCGCGTCCGCGCCGAGGCCCGCAACCTCGACCCCCAGGAGCGCCCCGACCATGTGCAGTTCTGTACCCGCTGCGTCATATCCAATCAGCGGCCGCGGATTGTGTTCGACGCCGAGGGAATCTGCTCCGCCTGCCGGCTCGCCGAACAGCGGCCAGACATCGATTGGGAAGTACGTGAGGGGAAACTACGCACTCTTCTCGGCAAACACCGCAGGCCCTTGGGCTACGATGTCATCGTCCCGTGCAGCGGAGGAAAGGATTCGGCCACCGTCGCGCACCGGCTGAAGCACGAGTTCGGGATGCGCCCGCTGTGCGTCAAGTTCGCGCCCTTCATCTACACCGGCATCGGCCGCAAGAACTGGGAGCGCTTCGCCCACGCCGGGTTCGACTGCGAGGAGTTTTTCCCGAACGGCCTCCTGCACCGGCGACTGGCGCGTCTTGCGTTCGAGTATTTGGGCGACCCGTTCCAGCCGTTCGTCTACGGCCAGCTCGCCTATCCGGTGCAGGCCGCGGTGCGCGAGGGCGTGAAGCTGATATTCGGCGCGGAAAATGGCGAGGGGACGTATGGAGGCGATACCTCTGCCAACGACAAGCCGTGCTGGGACTTCAAGGACTGGGACCGGATTTACCTCAAGGGCATGGGCATCACGCGGCTGCTACACTTGGGGAAGGACGCGGGTGCCTTCACCGAGGAGGACGCGCGCGGCTTGGCCGAGGCCTACCGCCTGCCGCCGCCCGAGAAGCTCACCGGCCTCGCCTACCACTGGTTCGCCCACTACAAGGACCACCACCCGCAGGCGAATTACTACTACGCGGCCGAGCATACCGGCTTCGAGACCAACGACGAAAGATCGGAAGGCACCTACTCGAAGTACGCGAGCCTCGACGACAAGCTCGACGGGCTCCACTACTACATGGGGTTCATCAAGTTCGGGATCGGTAGAGCGACCTCGGACGCGGCGCACGAGATCAGGGACGGCGAGATCACGCGCGACGAGGGGATCGCGCTGGTCGACCGCTTCGACGGCGAGTTCCCCAAGAAGCATTTCTCCGAGTGCCTCGACTATCTCGGGCTGGACGAGCCGCAGTTCTGGAAAGTGGTGGACCGCTATCGCTCCAAGGCGGTGTGGTCGCCCAACGGGCAGGTGATCGGGAAAGAGAAGTTTTCCGACCCGCGGCTGTGGACGCTGCGCTACAAGGTGGCGGCATGACCGACGTCCTTCTGTTCCGCCTGTGGCTCCGCCACGTCGTCCGCGAGGTGAGGGGAATATGGCGAAGCGCGTGAAGCGGAAGCCGAAGCGCAAGTCCAAGCCGTCGCGCAAGCAGATCGACGCGGCGCTCCGGTTTCAGGCGCCGCTCGGGCCGAAGCCCGGCCGCTCGTGAAGCGCGCCATCCTGGAGGCGGGTATTCCGGTGCGGCTGTGACGTTCGGCCTATTCCGCAAGCGGCCGGCAGCGGCGAAATGCTTCGGCCCGAAAGACTTCGTCCGGCACGAAGGCTGGAAGGGGCGGGGCGTCCTCGCGAAATTCGACGATTTGCACGGACTTGACATCTTGGTCGCGGACACAACGCCCGAGCACAACGCCGACAACTTCGAGAAAACTTGGCACACCGACGCCGATGAAGTTCTGTTCCGGCGTGACAAGCGCATCATGCTCTACTGGCGGAAGTGACCCTCGAAAACCGCCTCGTCTCGGCCGCGCGGAGCGCGTGGTACGGAACCTACGAGCCGCTGCGCCTCGCCTGGGAGCGCTGCCGCTGCCGACGCGTGCTCGACATCGACTGCAAGTCGCCCGGCCTCGCCGAGTGGTTCTGGACGGGGCACCGCAACCCGCTGGTGACGGTCTACATCCCGACCTACAACCGCTTCGAGATCCTGACCACGCGCGCCCTGCCCTCGGTGATGGGCCAGACCTACACGAATCTAGAGATCATCGTCGCGGATCATTCGTCGCCGGACGAGACCGGGAAGCGGGTGGCGGCGCTGGGGGACGGCCGGGTGCGCGCGCTCGACGTTCCGCGCAGGCGCCGCTACCCGCCCACGGCGGAGAACCATTGGCTGTGCGGGCCGGTCGACCCGGCCAATGCCGCTCTCCGGGCGGCGCGCGGCGCCTGGATAGCGAGAATCGACGACGACGACGAATGGACGCGGGATCACGTCGAGAAGCTGCTCAGGTCGGCACAGCGCAACAACCTCGAATTCATATCGAGCCACTACAAGCGCCAGTGGGCGGATGGTGCGGAGATCATCGGCCCGGACCGGGACATCGGCGGCACGCAGACCTGGCTCTACCGCAGTTACCTCAAGTTCATGCGCTACAACATCGACTGCTGGCGCAAGTCGCACGATCGCGTCAACGACATGGACCTCGCCGAGCGCTTTCGCAGAGCGGGAGTCCGCATCGGCTACCTCGACGACGTGACGTGCACCGTCTTTCCCCGCCCCGGCGAGAAGTTCGTCGGCTCCAAGGCGTATCTCGCCGACACGGCGAAGACGGAAGCGGCTTACTCTTTCGACGGTACGCCATGAAATTCACCTTCGTCGCGCTGCTTCTGCCGCAGGGCAGCGGCGACACGGACGCAGCTAAACGCGCACTGCAGGAGGCGCTGGCCCGAGCCGGCATTCCCGGCTGGTCGGGCGGCATCGGCGCGACCATCGCCGACATTCCCGAAGGCTTCGGCTACGTCGCCAAAGCCGTGACCGACGCCTCGGGCGAGATCATGGCCCTCATCGAACAAGACGGCTGGCCGCGCCTGCCGCAGTAAACCCAAAGGGCAACGGCTCGCTTCTGATGGCCGCCATCCCGTTCTGCCGAGCGCACTCGACTGAGCCGCTCGTCAGCATCAAGCGCCTGAGCAAAGTCGAAGTGGGCGACGTGTCGCGCGGCAGGTTTCGCGCCGTCTGGGCGTGCGGCTGCGCCCTCGAATTCACGCTCCGCGTCGAATGGGACGACGTTCTGCCCGAGCAGCGCCCCGCACTCGAAGAACTATTTGCGCCTCAAGCGCACTGAAATCCCCCGGCGCGGGGCTTCGCGCCAACCCTCAGCAACCAGCACTAAGCAAAGGAACCAAGTGTCATGGCCCTCTTCACCATGGGCAAGTCCATCCTCGGCCGCCGCCTCGGCCTGTCGTCCTCGGGCGGGCTCCTCCTTCAGAACACCACTGCGCCCTCGACCGGCTTCGACATCGTGGCGCTGACCCGCGACTCGACCGGCGCGGTGATCGGCCCGCACGACGAGCCGGTCGTCACCACGACCTCGACCGGAGGCGCGACCTTGACCTTCGGCGGCGTCGTCGCGCTCAACTCCTCGGCGGTGAACCCGTCGTTCACCATCACCGCGCCGACCGCCGGACGCGGCATGGAGTTCTATTTCATCTCGACGGTCTCGACGACGATCAGCTTCGGCGGCACCTCGACGTCGCAGGTGTTCCAGAAGCTCGGCGGCGTTTCCGCCGGCGCCACCATCATCACCTTCGACAACGCGGCGCCGTCCGGCAACTCGTTCGTGCTGCGCGGCCTGTCGGCGACCAAGTTCGGCTTCCTGCCCGGCTCGACGGCGGCGTGGACCTGACCGGCCATGTCGGAAGCAGCAGCGGAAGTCGCCACACAGCCGGCGGCGCGACGCAAGCGCAAGCAGCCACCCAGGGGATCGCCCGCCCCTCCGGGGCCGCCGGTCTCGCTTCCCTCGGCCCCGGCCATTGCGCGCCCGCGGAAGCAGATCGCCATCCTCGGCACCACGCCGTCGCGCCTGCTCGCGCCGATCAACGATCTGTCGTGGCCAATCTGGACGATCGGACCGGGAGGGAAGGACGCTCACCGCTGGGACCGGCTGTACGAGGTTCATCATGTCTGGCCCGAGAATTTCGCCGGCTACCTCAACGACCTGTCTCAGGTGAAGCCGCCGCAGCAGGTGGTGACCTTGCGGCCTGCTCGGGAGCTTATCGCCAAGTGGCGCCTCGTCCACGGCGACACCGAGGAGACGCGGAAGGTCACCGGCGATTGGGCCGCCAATGTCGTCTACCCGCGCGACTACATGCGCGAGAAATGGCACCGGGATTTGTGGTTCGGCTCGTCGATCAACTACGCCATCGCGCAAGCGATCGAAGAGATGGAGGGCTTCGACGGCCCGAAGGACCTCGGGCTCTTCGGCATCGATCTGGAAAGTGGCGAGGAGTACGTCTCGCAGTTCATTTCGTGCGCTCACATGCTCGACCACGCCCGCATGCGCGGCATCAACTTGGTCATGCCGACCGGGTGCGGGCTTCTCCGGGATCTCCGCCCCTACCCGGAGAGGTATGAAACCAACTTCGCCCTCTGCACCGAAAAGAAAGGCCAGTGGCTCGGCCAGTCCTTGGGCCAGCTGGAGCAGCAGTTCGAGAACGTGAAGGCGGAGCTGCACCGCATCGAAGGACGGCTGGAGATTCTCCGCAAGGTCACGCCGCTCCCGGCCGACGACATCAAGAAGTTCGAAGAGCAGATGATGCAGGGCAACATGCAGCTCGGGCAGCTCGCCGCCAACGTCAACCAGTTGAAGGGCGAGAAGTCGGCGACCGAGTACTACCGCCGGCAATACGTGTTCGCGCCGAACGATCCGTAGAAGATGAAAGAAGTCATCGCGCTCAACGGCCGCTGGTTCGACGTGTGCCGCACGGCGTGGCCGCAGCCGGATACGGCTGAACGCCTGTTCGGCGCGTCGCTCTGCATGCGGGATGCGTGCGCGGTCCCGGAAGCCCGGTGCAAGTGGGGCGCGCCGGAGGAAGTTTGCTACACGGAACGCGGCTTCACGGTCTACCGCGTCGCCTGGCCGGTACTTCGCCGCTAAATCGTGTCCAACGCGTTCCTCGAGGAGATCGCCGCCCAGTGGGCGACGTTCCCGGCTGACCTCAAGGCCTCGACCGCGAAGTATGCGAGCGCGATCACCGCCGGGCGCCGCTGGGTGCCCAACGCCGGGCCGCAGTTCGACGCGTACTTCTCGAAAGCGGATGAACTGTTCTATGGCGGGCAGGCGGGAGGCGGCAAAACCGACCTCCTGATCGGGCTCGCGCTGACCGCGCACATCCGCAGCCTCGTCTTGCGACGGACGAACAAGGAGGCCGACAAACTGGTCGAGCGCTTCGCCGAGATCATCGGCGACCGCTACGGCTGGAACGGCCAGGAGGATGTCTGGCGCATCGACGGCCGCGTCATCGACATCGGCGGCTGCCAGCTTGAAAACGACAAACAGAAAAGAAAAGGCATCCCTCATGATCTGAAATGTTTTGATGAAATCACGGATTTCAGCGAAACCCAGTACGTCTTCATCAAAACGTGGTGCCGCTCGACCATCCCGGGGCAACGATCGCGCGTCGTAGTGACCGGGAATCCTCCGACGCGTCCCGAGGGCCTCTGGGTATTGAAGCGCTGGGGCGCGTGGCTGGACCCGAAACACCCGAAGCCGGCGAAGCCGGGCGAGCTCCGCTGGTACACGACCATCGACGGCAAGGACACCGAGGTCGACGGCCCGGGCCCGCACGACATCGGCGAGAAGACCCCGGTGATCGCGCTGTCGCGCACCTTCATCCCGGCGAAATTGTCGGACAACCCGGACCTCGAAGAGACCGGCTACGACTCGGTGCTCGCTTCTCTCCCCGAGGAACTCCGCGCCGCCTACCGCGAAGGAAGATTCGACCTCAGCCTCCGCGACGACCCGTGGCAGTTGATTCCGACGGCCTGGGTGCAGGCGGCGATGGACCGCTGGACGCCGGAGCCGCCGAAGCACTGCCCGCAGTGCGCGATCGGCGTCGACGTGGCGCGCGGCGGAAGCGCGCAGACGACCTTGGCGCCACGCTATGACGCATGGTTCGCGCCGCTGATCGCGGTGCCTGGAGCCAAGACCCCGTTGGGAACCGATGTCGCCGGTCTCGTGGTCGCCAACCGGCGCAACAACGCCACCATCGTCATCGACATGGGCGGCGGCTGGGGCGGGGCGCCCTACGAGCACTTGAAGGCCAACAACATCGAGGTCGTCGGCTACAACGGCGCCGAGGCGACGCCGGTGCGAACCAAGGACGGCAAGCTCGGCTTCACCAACAAGCGCGCCGCCGACCACTGGAAGCTGCGCGAAGCGCTCGACCCGAGCCAGGACGGCGGCTCGCCCGTGTGTCTGCCGCCCGACCCGGAACTCATGGCCGACCTGACCGCGCTCACCTTCGAGCATGGCCCGCGGGGCATCAAGGTCGAGGCCAAGGAAGCGATAACCGAGCGCATCGGGCGCAGTCCCGACAAGGGCGACGCGGTGGTGATGGCGTGGTCGGCCGGCCCCAAGGTCGCGACCCACGGCGAAATGTGGCGGAAGGCGATCAAGACGCAGCACCGGCCCGAAGTGAATAGAGGACATGAATCTCAGCGACGAAACCGCTAACGGCGCGGCGTCGTCAAGGTGCGCTCCAAACTCCATCCCGCATTGAGGCGCCGACAGAGCGCGGACGGAGTGACGCCCAGCTTGGCGGCCCAGTACTGAAACGTCCCGCACTCGCCCTTGTAGACGAGAGCGCCTTTGCTTCGCTGCATGTTGGAATTCTGCTGCGACAGCGTGGCCCATCGGCAGTTGCCCGGCTCGTAGTTGCCGTCGTTGTCGATACGGTCGATCGAGTGCTGAGGCGAGGGCTTGCGGCCCATGTCGGCGATGAAGTTTGCGAAGGACGCGCGCCAACGGGCGCAGACCCTGATGCCACGTCCGCCGTATTTTCTGTAGGAGGGGTTTTTGGTGTTGTGGCAACGCTGGTTCATGCCGTCCCAACTGTTGTACTCGGAACTGCGGGTTCCGCGGCCGGTATGACCGTGAACAAGCGATCGTTCCGCCGACAGTTCGTCCTTCAGGCAGCCGCACGATTTGGTTCGGCCGCTGCGCAGTGAATAGCTCCAAACCAACGCTGTGTTGCCGCACTCGCACCGGCAGAGCCACTTGGCTTTGTAGCCGTGCACCTCGCCGATTCTGATGACCGTCAAACGACCTGAGCGCAGTCCGACAAGCGACTGGCGACGCGTTCCCATGACATTCTCCGGCTGTTTAAGCCAATTGTAACCGATAACCGAGGCGCAAGGTAGTAGTTTGAACATGCGCGCTTTGGTGGTTTTTTGCGATCCGCCCGACGCGCGCTTCCAATGGCTGTTGAAGCCGGGCTTCCGGCATGTGTTCTGCGCCGTCGCCGACGGCGACTACTGGGTCCGGCTCGACGCCGCCACCGGCAAGGCCATCGTCAACGTCACGGCGGATGCGCGCTTCGACCTCGCGGCGCACTACCGCAATGAAGGCTGGACCGTGGTCGAGACGGTCCAGAACGCGAACCGCCTCCGAACCCCGTTCGTCACGCTCAACTGCGTCGGCTGGGTCAAGGCCGTCTTGAACATCCGCGCGCCGCTCGCGTTCACGCCGCATCAGTTGTTCCTGCACCTCCTGAAGGACTCGTAGTCATGTCGCGTTCGATCCTGAAGCTCAAGTTCGGGCTGCCCGGCTTCGGCGGCCCGAGCGTCCCGCCTCCTCCTCCCCCGCCGCCTCCTCCGCCACCGCCCGCCCCCATGCCGGACCCGGAGAACCCGCAGCTTCTCGCCCAGAAGCGCCGGAAAGTCGCGGCCGAGGTCCAGCGATCGGGCCGCGCCTCGACGATTCTCTCCGACGCCGGACTCGGCGGCGAGAAACTCGGCGGATAGGACGCCCCGGTGGACGACAGAATCCGGAAGCTCATCGAGCAGGGCGACCGCCTGTTCGCCGACCGCAGCGGCTTGATGAGCTTGTGGCAAGAGATCTGCGAGAATTTCTACGTCGAGTACGCCGAGTTCACCGCCACCCGCAACGTCGGCGAGGACTTCGCGGCGCACCTCTCGGACTCCTATCCGATGATCGCGCGCCGCACGTTGGGGAACGCTATCGGCGCCATGCTCCGCCCCGCCAATCTCGACACCACCGCGCCCGGCGTCTGGTTCAACATCAAGCGCCGCGATGCCGAGGACGACGGGAACAACTCGATCCGGGCCGCGCTCGAATGGATGACCGGCACGATGCGCCGCGCCATGTACGATCCGAAGTCCGGGTTCACGCGGGCGACCAAGGAAGGCGACCACGCGTTCGCGGCGATCGGCCAATGCGTGATTTCGATAGAGCTTGCGCGCGCCCGGAACCGCCTCCTCTACCGCTCGCACCATGTGAAGGACGTGACCTGGTGCAAGAATGCCGAAGGCGTCATCGACACCTATCACCGCAACTGGAAGCCGACGGCGCATCAACTCGTCCAGACGTTCCGCGGCAAGGCGAGCCCCAAGGTCGAGGAGCTGATACGGCAGAACCGGGGCTATGACCTGATCGAGTGCCGCCATGCGGTGATTCCTTCGGACCAGTACGAGACCCGCCAGCAAGACGGCCGGAAGTGGGGCACGCCCTACGTCTCGATCTGGATCGACAAGACCCACGACGGGCATGTGATGGAGGAGGTCGGCAGTCATTCGCCGATCTACCTGACGCCCCGCTTCATGACGCAGAGCGCGAGCCAGTACGGCTATTCGCCCGCCGCCGTGATCGCGCTCCCCGATGCGCGGCTCATCCAGGCCATGAGCCTCTCGATCATGGAGGCCGGCGAGAAGATGGCCGACCCGCCGATGGTGGGGACCGAGGACGCGATCAAGTCGGCGATCAATTCCTACGCCGGCGGCTGGACCTGGGTCGACCGCGAGTATGACGAGCGGATCGGCGCCGCCGCGCGGCCGCTCTACGAGATGGACAACGGCGCCGGCATGAACGCCGCGCTCGCGATGCGGGCCGACGTGCGCGCCATGATCGACAAGGCGTTCTTCCTCGACAGCCTGAGCCTGCCGCCCGCTTCGGTCGCCGGCGACAAGATGACGGCGTTCGAGGTCGGCGAACGGATCTCCGAGTGGCTCCGCCGCGCCATGCCGATCTTCGAGCCGGTCGAGTTCGACTACAACGGCGGCCTGTGCGAGATGTCGTTCGACCTGATGCTGCGGAACGGCTTCTTCGGCAACCCGCGCGATCTGCCCGACGAATTGAAGGGCGCCGACCTGCAGTTCAAGTTCGAAAGCCCGCTCCACGAATCGGCCGATAGGCGGAAAGGCCAGAAGTTCCTCGAATCCCGGGCGCTGCTCGAGCAGGCACTGACGCTCGACCCGGGAGCGCAGAACATCCTCGACGTCCGGATCGCGCTCAGGGACGCGCTGCAAGGCGTCGGCGTCCCGGCCCGATGGACGCGGGACGACAGGCAAGTAGAGGCCCTGGAGCAGGAACAGGCGAAGCAGCAGGCGCTGGCGGCGACCCTGGCGGGAGCGGAACAAGCGGCGGCGGCGGCGTCCGACCTCGGCAGCGCGGCCAAGTCGTTCGCCGATGCGCGGGCGACGGCGCAGCCGGGTCTGTAACACACCGTAACATTTCGTGACCGCGAAGAAGGCCCCGCCCGGCGCGAGCTGGACCCCGGCACCCTATGGCGACGCCGACGTCACCGCCGTCAAGGCGCTGGCGCGCGACCCAACGCACAAGCGCGCCCTCGACTGGATCATCCACCAGGCCGCCGCGACCTACGACCTTTCGTTCCGTCCGGGGACCGACGGCGAAAGGGAAACCGCGTTCGCCGAGGGCCGCCGCTTCGTCGGCCTGACCATCGTGAAACTCATCAACACGCCCGCCGAGCAACTTTTGAGGAAAAAGTCCAATGCCCGACCCGGCACCCGCGACCCCAGCGCCGAACTCGCCAAACCCAACACCGACAGCGGCGGCTAACCCGACTCCGTCCCCCGCGCCCGCGCTGGCGCCGCCTGCGTCCGCTGCCGCGGGCACGCCGGCGTCTGCGGGGGGCGGAGCCCCGGGGAAACCGAACGGTTCGGGCGGCTCGCTAGCGCAAGCTGGGCTCGTCGACGACCCCGCCAACGATCCGCCGCCGGCGTTCGCCGACAACTGGCGCGACGTCATGAGCGGTGGCGACGCCAAGATTCGCGAATGGCTCAACCGCTTCGCCTCGCCCTACAACGTCACGAAGACGGCGCTCGAATCGCGGCGCAAGATCGGCTCCAACGAGTATCTCAAGGCCAAGCCCGAGGTCGACGCCACGACGCCCGAGGGGAAGGCCGCGCTCGAGGAGTGGCGCGCCAACGCCGGCATTCCGAAAGCGGCGGCCGACTATCTGCCCAAGGGCTACGCGGTCGACGACGCGGCGCGGCCCGGAGTGGAGTCGTTCCTCGGTGCCATGCACGCCGCCGACGCGCACCCGGCGACCGTCCAAGCCGCCCTCAAGTGGCGCGACCAGTTCATTGCGGACGGACAAGCCGCCCAAGCCGAGGCCGACAAGGCGAGGCGGATCGAGGCCGAGGACAAGCTCCACGCCGAATGGGGGCCGGAGTTCCGGGGGAATTTGACCGGGGTGCGAACCCTGTTCGACACCCACGGCGAGGCGGGCCTGTGGGACAACATCACCCAAGCCCGCTATCCCGACGGGCGCAGAGTGGGCGACGACCCGGCGGCTCTGCGCTTCCTCGAATCGCTGTCGCGCGAGATCAACCCGCGGGGGACGATCGTTCCGAGCGGCGGCGCCGACATCGCGAAGACGATCGAGGCGGAGCTTGCGGCCTTGACCGCCGAGGCGGCGGATTCGAAAGGGCCTTATTGGCGCGGCCCGCAAGCCGAGGCCAAGCAGGCGAGGAAGCAGCAGCTTCTCGAATTGCAGCAGAAGCGGGCGGGGCGGGCGGCGTAAATGCGCGACATCGCGCAAAACGTCGTCATCCAGATCGAGGTGACGAATGCCTGCCATCTTTCGTGCCAAGGCTGCACCCGACACGTCGGCCATCACCGGAAGCCGTTCTTCATGGACCTGGAGACGATCAAGCGGGCGATCGACAGCCTCGACGGCTGGGGCGGGCGCATCGGCTGCATGGGCGGCGAGCCGACCTTGCATCCCGAGTTCGAGCAGATATGCCGCATCTTCCAGGACATGGTGCCGATCGAGCGGCGCGAATTCTGGACGGCTGGTTTCCGCTGGGGCAATCTCAAGCCGCTCATCGATGAGACGTTCCCACTTCGGCACTATAACGACCACGTCGCCTACGACGGCATGCACAAGCCGCTGCTGATCGCGATCGACGAAGTCGTCGACGACCCGGAGTTCAGGCGCGAGCTGATCGACAATTGCCCCTATCAGACGCACTGGTCGGCCTCGATCACGCCCAAGGGCTGCTTCCCGTGCGAGATCGCCGCATCGATGGACTGGCTCTTCGACGGTCCGGGCGGCTGGCCGATCGAACGCGGCTGGTGGCAGAAAACGGTTGCGGATTATGACTGGATGATAGAGCGCTACTGCGGCAAATGCTCAGGCGCGCTCCCCATGCCAGCGCGCTCCGACGGCCGCGGCGGTAGAGACGGTGCGACGATGGACCTCGTTTCACCGGGCAACGTCGAGCGGCTCCGCGCAATCGGCAGCAAGAAGATTGCCCGCGGCCACTACGAAGTGTTCGAAGGCAAGATCACCCGCGAGGACATCGCGAAGCACACGCACCTGAATCCGCGCGAGTACAGAAAATTTATCGCGCATAGCCCGGAAGATGTTGCGGCGGCGCTAGCATCGCGTACAATTGGCGTCGATGCTCACGCAGGCCAGACTGAAAGAGGTTCTTGATTACGATCCAGCGTCGGGCGTGTTCCTCTGGCGCGTGAAAATCCGCAGCATCCGCCCCGGCCGCGTGGCCGGCGCGATTGCGAAAGGGTTCGGCTATCGCGTCATCACGGTCGATCAGACACGGCATTACGCCCATCGGCTGGCGTGGCTCTACGTCCACGGCGAATGGCCGAACGGCGATCTCGATCACGAAAACCTCGACCGCGCCGACAACCGCATTGCAAACTTGCGCGAGGCGAGCGTCGCGCAAAACCGGGCGAACGCTCGCCCAAGCCGCAACAACAAGAGCGGCCTGAAGGGCGCGTACTTTGTGAAGGCGCGCGGGAAATGGTGCGGCAGCATCTTCGTTGACGGAAAGACAAAAAACCTTGGCTATTTCGCGACCGCCGAGGAAGCCCATGCGGCCTATGCTGCCGCCGCCCGCAAACACTTTGGCAAGTTCGCCCGAAACCGATGACTGGTGCTCCGGCGCCCTTCCGATGCCATCCCGTAGCGATGGTCGTGGCGGACGCGACGGGCCGACTGTGGATATGGTTTCCCCCGGAAATCTCGCCCGGCTCAAGGCCGTCGGGTCTCGCAAGGCTGTGGCAGGCCATGTCGAGGTACGGAGTAGACCTTTCGACCGCGACGAGATCGCCGCCCATGCCGCCCGGAACCCGCGTCAGTTCCGCGACTTCGTCGCGCACGCGCCGGCCGACTACGGCAAGGAAGAATTAACCACCACCGACTAATCTGACGCTTGCGGCACCTCGACAACTCCGTCCCCTGACGGACCCGAGACCCCGCACCAACCCGCCGATAGCGAAGCCCCGCTTCGGTGAGGAACGGCCCGGCCGGCCGCAACAGCAACAAGCAATTCGGCCGACAACCCCGACCTCCCGCGAGAGGACAACCAGAGCCTAGGCACGACCACTCCGTTGTGGAGTACGTGCTTTGCCCGATGCCTTTCAGAACCACTATCGCAGCGACTTCATCGCGGCGTTCGAGGACCGCGCCTCCGTCTTGCGCGCGACCACGACCCAGGAATCCGTCGTCAAGGGCAACCAGGCCATCTTCCTGGTCGCCGGCTCCGGCAGCGCCACCGCCACCGCCCGCGGCGTCGGCGGCATGATTCCGGCGCGTGCGGACGAGCTGACGCAAAACACCGCCGTTCTCAATGAATGGCATGATCTGGTGCGGCGCACCGACTTCAACATTTTCGCCAGTCAGGGCGACGGCCGCCGCATCATGATGGAAACCACGATGGGCGTCATCAATCGCAAGATCGATGACCTCGTCATCACGGCGCTCGCGACCGCGACCAACGACACCGGGTCGGCGGTTCCCGCCAGCATCGACCTCGTCGTCAAGGCGCGCACCATCCTCGGCAACAACTTCGTCGACCTCAGCGACGAGGACAATCTGTTTTTCCTGATCTCGCCGGCGTTCGAGGGCTACCTGTATCAGGCGACCGAATTCGCCTCGGCCGACTACGTCGAGTCGAAGCCGTTCGCCGGCCCGGCCCGCAAGTTCCGCCGCTGGATGGGCTTCAACTGGGTCGTGCACTCGCGTCTGACCAACTCGGTCGGCGCCGGCGGCTCGGGCACCTCCGAGCAGTGCTACGCCTACCACCGGGACGCGATCGGCTGCGGCGTCGACAAGGCCGGGCTCGCGACCCCGGTCGGACACGACGAGGAGCAGGGCTACTCGTGGGCGCGCGCGAGCGTCCACATGGGCGCCATCCGGCTGCAAAACTCCGGCATCGTCCAAGTGCTCCATAACGGCAGCGCCTACGTGGCGACCTAAGAGGAGAACGCACACATGGCTTACGCTCGTTCCGGTTCCACGGCTGGCGCCAACCCGCCGGTCCTCCTGTTCCAGCCGATGGCGTTCGGCTCGCAGTCGACCTACGGCTCGACGATCGGCTCGACCCTCATCGGCGGAAAGGTCTGGTTCTACCAATCGACGCACGTCCAGGCGACGGTCGGCACCTCCGACTTCATCACCGACGGCCTCGACCTCGGCATGAAGCAGGGCGACATTCTGTTCAACAACGCGATCAACCTCGCGCTGTCGGTCCACCGCGTGACCAACGTGGTCTCGACCAGCGTCACGCTGTCCGCCGGGCTCATGATTTCGTCCGCGTCGTAGTCCCCGCGTAAACGCCGACCCCCCTGGGGCCGCCTTCGGGCGGCCCTTCCCTTTTTGGAGAACGCATGACCGAACCGCAGAAGCCCGCGGCGCCCGCCGCCGCGCCCGCGCCTCAACCCGCGCCCGCGCCCAGGAAAGGCCCGCCGCCCCGGCTCCACTTCAACCGCTTCAAGCTGGTCGAGCACGCGCACCGGACGCACCTCGCCGACATCCCGGCCGACATCGGGCCGGAGACCGTCGCCATGCCGGACTACTGGGCGCATCTCGCGGAACAGATCCGCCCCATGGATCTGATCGTCGCGTTCTGGGAGGACTCGTCGCGCGAGGTCTGGTATCGCGTCCTCTTCGTTTCCCCGGTCGGCGTCAAGCTCTCCAAGCTGTTCGCGGTCGACCACGAGCCCGCGTCCGAGGAGGAGACCGACGACGTGTTCAAGGTCGTCTTCAAGGGCGGCGGCCTCAAGCATTGCGTCGTCAGAAGCGACACCGGAGTGGTGCTGAAGGACCGCTTCCCGACCCGCTCCGAGGCGACGGCGTTTCTCGCCAACTACCTGCGCGAGATGAAGCGGTAGCGCCATGGCCGCCAATAAATTGTCTCTCTACAACTCGGCGCTCGCGGCGATCGGCGAACGGTCGCTCGCCTCGGGCGAGGCCAACGACGCCAGCCGCGCCTTGGACGAGGCCTACAATAGGGGTAACGGCGCCATCCGCTATTGCCTCGAGAGCGGCCTCTGGAACTTCGCGGTAAGAACCGTTCAGCTCGACAACGACGCCGCCGTGACTCCTGGCTTTGGCCTCACCAACGCGTTCACCAAGCCGGATGATTTCGTGCGCTTGGTTCAGATCTCGCTCGACGAATATTTCTACACGCCGCTCAACGACTACGAGGACGAGCGCGGCTACTGGTACGCCGACTCGACGCCGATCTACGTCCGCTACATCTCGGACGACGACGCGTACGGGGCCGACCTCTCGCTGTGGCCCGAGACGTTCACCATGTGGGTCGGGATGTACCTCGCGACCCAGATCGCGCCCCGGCTGAAAGCAGACATCGATATGGAGCGGCTGGAAAAGCGCGCCAAGCGCGCCCTCATGGACGCCAAGTCGAAGGACGCCATGAACGAGCCGGCCCGCTTCGCGCCGCCGGGAAGCTGGGTCAATGCACGGATGCGGGGAACGGCGACGCGGCGCGACCGCGGCTCGCGGTCGACGCTCACCGACTAGCGGGCCTTTATGCCCTTGGTGCCCTTAGGCGTCGAGATGGTATCCTCAACGCTCCAGTTCCGTCGCCGCCGGTCCCGGATGAGTTCTTCCGAGACGCCGGTCTCGCGTGCCAGTTCGGCGAGGGTGAATTCGCGACCGCGGTAGGTGACACGGACATTCGATCCGCGGTTATTGGCTTGCTCGCGTGTCGTCGCCCAGCGGACGTTGCCGGGCTCGTAGTTTCCGTCGTTGTCGATGCGGTCGATGGTAGCCCCGGCCGGCTTCTCGCCCATGTCGGCAAAGAAGTTCTCGAACGTTTGCCAGCGGTCGCAGACCGCAATGCCGCGGCCGCCGTATCGAGCGTAACTTTTGTGGCGAGCGTTTGTGCATCGTTCAAGCATGTGTTGCCAGGTTCGCCAAGTCGGCGTGAGTTTCCCGCGCACACTTTGGCCGTGGGTCATTACGCGAAGGCCGACTTCGCGGCGGAGACAACCGCAGGACTTCGCTCCGGCCCGCCGCAGAACGGCGGCGGCAACTCTAGTTTCTGCGCCGCAGTCACATCTGCAACGCCAAATCGCCGCCCCGTCGCTGGCCCGTGTGCCCACACGCTGGAGCGCGACAAGGCGATCAAAACGCCGCCCTGCCAGATCAATGGCCACTGTCATTCGGTGAGTGTAACACATGCGAACGAACGCAGTGCTCCAGGCCTTCAACAGGGGGCGTATTTCCAAGTTGGGCCTAGCGCGCACTGATCTCGATCGTACGCGTCTTTCGGCGGAAGTTTTCACGAACTGGATGCCAAGAGTTCTGGGCAGCATGATGCTGCGCCCCGGGCTCGGCCATATCGGGAGCGTCAGGAACTCGTCCGACGCCGTCATGCTGCCGTTCGTGTTCGCCTCCGACGACACGGCGCTGATGGAACTGACGAGTTCAGCGCTCCGCGTCTGGGTTTCGGACGCCGTCATCCAGCGCTCGGGCGTGTCGTCGTCGATGGTCAACGGCGCGTTCACTTCCGACCTCACGAGCTGGACCGACGCGGATCAGTCGGGAAGCACCTCGTTCTTCGTCACGGGGGGCTATCTCGGGCTGGCGGGAACCCGCTACGCGTTCGCCAAAAGACGGCAGACGGTGACCGTCGCCTCGACCGACGCCAATGTCGAGCATGGGCTGGCGGTGGTCATCGACCGGGGGCGGGTCGTGTTCCGCGTCGGCTCGTCGACCGGGGGCGACGACTACGTCAGCGAGCGCACGCTTCGGCCGGGCAATTACTCGTTCGGCGTGACGCCGTCGTCGAACCTCTACGTCGAGTTTTCCGCCAACACCGAGTACGTCTCCCGGGTCAACTCGATCGCCATCGAAGCCTCGGGCGACATGGTGGTTTCGACGCCGTGGCCGGCCGCCGACCTCGACGACGTGCGGTGGGCGCAATCCGCCGACGTCACGTTCGCGGCCGCGCACGGCTACCAGCAGAGGAGAATTGAACGGCACGCGACCCGGTCGTGGGGCGTCGCCTTGTACGAGCCGGAGGACGGCCCGTTCAGAAGCATCAACATCACCAACAAGCGCCTCACGCCGTCGGCCTTGACCGGCGACATCACGCTCACGGCGGACGCGCCGGTGTTCGACTCGTCCCACGTCGGCGGGCTGTTCCGCATCACCTCGGTCGGGCAGCAGACGAGCGGCACCTTCACCGGCGCTGACCAGTGGACCGACCCGATCCGCGTCACCGGCGTCGATAATTCGCGCATCTTCAACATCACCGTCTATTCCGCCGGCTCGACGACGGCGACCGTCAGGGTTCAGCAATCGGTCGGCGAGGTCGGCAACTGGGCCAACGTCACGCCGCTGTCGTTCACCACGTCGTCGACCACCACGCACGACGACACGCTCGACAACCAGATCGTCTTCTACCGCATTGGAGTAGGCACCACCGACTTCACCTCGGGCACGGCGAGCGCCAAGCTCGACTATGCATCGGGCGGGCTGACGGGCGTCGCGCGCATCACCGCCGTCGCGGCCTCGACGTCGGCCAGCGCCGCGGTCCTCACCGCGTTCGGTTCAACGGCCGCCTCCGAGACTTGGTATGAGGGGGATTGGAGCGGATACCGCGGCTTCCCGTCGGCGTGCGCGCTGCACGAGGGCAGATTGTGGTGGGCCGGGAAGGCGAAAATCTGGGGCTCGGTATCGGACGCCTATGAATCTTTCGACCCGGATAGTTCCGGCGATTCCGGGCCCATCAACCGCACCTTCGCCTCGGGCCCGGTCGACAAGATCGAATGGCTGCTGCCCTTGTCCCGCCTCGTCGCGGGCTCCGAAGGCAGCGAAATCTCCGCCCGATCGAATTCGTTCGAAGAACCCTTGACGCCGACCAACTTCAACCTGCGCGACGTTTCCAATCAGGGGTCGGATGGCGTTCCCGCGGTCAAGATCGACAGGCGGGGCCTCTTCGTGCAGGCCGGCGGCACCCAGCTCTACGAGCTGGTCTATGAGAGCCAAGAGTTCGACTACCAGAGCGTGAACAGGACGCTCCTGTGCCCCGAGTGGGGCGAACCCGAGATCATCCGCCTCGCCGTCCAGCGCCAACCCGACACGCGAATCCATTGCGTGCGTTCCGACGGAAGCGTCGGCGTCCTGGTTTCGGATCCGTTGGAAGACGTCGTCTGCATGATCGACGTGAAGTCGACGGGGGCGAGCGGCGAAGTCGAGGACGTGGTGGTGCTCCCCGGCAGCGTCGAGGATTCGGTCTATTACCTGGTGCGCCGCGAGATCAACGGCTCGACGGTTCGCTATCTCGAAAAGTGGGCGCAGGAGAGCGAGTGCCGCGGCGGCTCCACCAACAAGCTGGCGGATTCGTTCCGGTCGTTCAATTCCGCGACCGCGGCGACCCTGGTGACGGGAGCGACCCATCTCGCAGGCTCGACCGTGGTCGCGTGGGGCTCGGCTGCGGGCGGGGTGGATCTGGGCTCGACGTTCGAGGTCTCGTCGACCGGGCAGTTCTCGATCCCGTCGGCCTACGCCTCGACCACCATCATGTACGGCTTGCCGTACTCGGCGTCGTTCAAGTCCGCCAAGCTCGCCTATGGGGCGCAGGGCGGCACGGCGCTGACCCAGCCGAAGCGGGTGTCGAATATCGGGCTCGTGCTCGCCGACACCCACCCGCAGGGGCTGGAGTTCGGGCCAAGCTCGACCCGGCTCGATCAGCTTCCGCGGCTCGAGGACGGCGCGCTGGTCTCGACCTCGTCGGGCATCAATACCGCCTACGACGAGCGCTCGGTCGGGTTCCCCGGATCGTGGGACACGGATTCGCGGGTCTATCTCAAGGCGTCCGCGCCCAGGCCGGCGACGGTCCTCGGCATGGTCCTGACGATCGACACCAAGGGCTAGGCGCGTGCTGACGTTCCAGGTCGAGTCTCTCGCCGACGTGCGCGAGGAGGCAGAGCCGTTGCTTATCAGGCATTGGCAAGAAATCGCCTTGAACCAAGACACGGTGCCGTTGGACCCGGACTGGGCGGCTTACGAAAAGCTCGAGCACGCCGGCCGCTTGTGCATCACGACGGTCAGGGAAAACGGTAGGTTGATCGGCTACGTGTCGGACCTCATCGGCGGCAACCTCCACTATCTGAGCCTGAGGTTGGCCGAGAACGACATCTTCTGGCTAGCGCCCGAGCATCGCCGGGGCCGCACCGGGGCGCGGCTCATCCTTGAATCCGAGCGCAACGCGACGGCTCTCGGGGTCAACAAGCTCGTCAAGCGCGTCAAGCTCCACAACGACGTGGGGCCATTCCTGGAACGGCTCGGCTACGTCGCCATCGAGCGCGTTTACGTCAAGGGCGTCTAAATGGGTTTCTCGACCGCCACCTACCTCGCCATCGCGTCGGCCGCGATCGGTGCCTATGGCGTCTATCAGCAGGGCCAGGCGCAGGAAACCGCCGGCAAGGCGGCGGCGGGCGCGGCGGCGCACCAGGCGCAGCTTGCAGAGCGCGAGGCCGCGGCGCTCGAGATCAGCGCCGGCCAGGAACGCGCTGCGGCCCAGCGCAACATGCTGGCGGAACGGCGCCGGGCGGGGCTGGTATCGTCGCGCGCCCGCGCGGTGGCGTCGGCCTCGGGCGGCGCATTGGATAGTCCCGACCTCATCAACACCCTCGCCGACATCGAAAGCGAAGGCGACTTCCAGGCCGACACCGCGCTCTACAGCGGCGAGGAGCGGGGGCGCCAGCTCGAACACGCCGCGATGGTGAAGCGGGCGGGGGGCGTCGCCGACCTCTATGCCGGCGAGGTAGCGCGCCGGAGCGGCGCGGCGGCGCGGTCGCGGTCCTATCTCGCGGCCGGCGGCTCGCTCTTGGCGGGCGCGGCGCGCGCTTACGACTACGAGTACGGCTCGCCGCGCGCGCGTCGCCTACTGCCGGGCGATGTTGGGTCAATTCAGGAATAGAACCACATGGTGAAGATTCCCAGCGCCGCCGACCTCGGCGAGCGGCCGCGACTGCAAGCGCCGCGCGCGGTCGCCGATTATGGCGCGGCCGGAGCGGGCGTCAGTCGCGCGGCCGCGATCCAGCAGCGCGCCGCCGACCGCGCCGGAACCGAACTGGTCAAGTTCGGCGGCGGGCTCGAGAAGCTCGCGCTCGAGATCGGCGACGCCGAGTCGCGTATCCAGACTAGGCAGGACGCAGTTCTCCGGGCCAAAGACTATGGCGCCTTCAACGAGCGAAGCGATACCGAACTCCGCCGCCTGATGACCGAGGACGATCTCGCGCTGCCAGCGACAGTTGAAAAATACGGCCAGTTCCTCGACACCGAGCGCGACCGCGTCGTCAAAGGACACGCCGGTTCAAGTTTGAGCCGCACCGCGCTGAGCGAAAAGCTCGAGGCGTCGTCGTCGGCGATGCGCGGCCGGGTGGCGACCATGGCGCTTGAGGCGCAGGACAAGGCCGTCGTCGACCACATGGGCGGGCGGATGAACGTCTACACTAGCCGCGCCTATGAAAAGCCCGGTTCGCTGGTTGATCTGTATCGCTCCTACGACGCCGAGGTCGACGACATGCTGCCGGCGCTCCGCCCGGAACAGGAACGTTCGTTTCGCCGCGCCGGCCGCGAGCGCATCGCCGAGGCGGCGATCGGCGGCTTGATCGCGCGCGGCGCCATGCCGGAAGCAAAGAAACTTATGGGCACACCTGGTCTGGCCGAGATCCTCGGCGAGCAAGCGCAGGGCCGCATCAACGCCAAGCTGTTCGAGGCCGACCGGGCGATTGCCGACGCCGAGACCGCAGGCTTGCGGAAGCGGGCCGAGTTGGGTGCGCTCCTCGGCCGCCAGCCGAACGAGGACGAGCTTCGCACCTACGCCGGGCTCGCGCCCAAGACCGACAAGCTGACGGAACTGCGGACGCTGCTGGGACGCGAGCCGACGCCGGAGGAAAGGGCGCAGGCGGCGGGCGTTGCGCCGAAGGACGACGAGCAGCTCGTCAAGGTCCTCAATCCCGACGGCACGGTCAAATATGCCAAGCGTTCGGAAGCGGTCGGCCAGAGCGCCCCGGACGAGGCCACTATGGTGATGGGGCCGGACGGCAAGCCGATCTACATGCGGGGCGGCGTCCAGGCGATGACCGCTCTGCAGACCGGCATGACGCAGGCGGCGCAGACCGAACTCGACAAGGCGATCATCGCGGCGACCGGCACGCGCATGCAGGCGACCGAGATCACGCGCAAGTTCAAGCCAGAATATCAGGAAATCCCGACCAAGATCGGCATGGAGTGGACGGCGCTCAAGGAGAAGGGCGGCGGCTGGTTCGGCAAGGCCTCGGCCAAGGACAAGGCGGCGCTCACCGAGTTCGTCCAGTACCGAGCGGAATCGGCGCAGTTGTTCGCCAACATCCTGAAGGAGATGTCGGGCGTCGCCATCAACCCGACGGAGTTCGAGCGCGCGGAAGCGTGGTTGCCGAATCCTGGGTCCGGCATGTTCGACGGTGACAGCCCGAGCGAGATGAAGGGCAAGACCGAGCGCTTCATCGATTTCCAGAACAAGGTGGTGGCCCGGCTCAGCTATGCCAGGAAGCACGGCCTCGCCATCAAGGACGTGTCGCTCGACGACATGCCGCAGCTGATCCAGGAGCGGTGGGACGCGCTCGATAAGCAATTCGAGCAGAACGGCATGACCGAGGTCGAGATCCGCAGGCGCGCCGTCAGAGAACAGATCGCCCGCGAGTTCGGGTTTACCGGTCAATGACCGACGCCTGGAAGGAGTTGACGCAAGACCCGGCGGCCGGCGGCGAGGCCTACAATCCGCCAACGCGCGAGCCGGTGGCGGATGCGCCCGCGACGAATGCATGGGCGGAAATGACCCGCCCGCAATACGAACTCCGCGCCACCGACACGCCGGTCGGCCGCGGCATCATCGAGCGGCCCGAACTCGCGGCGCCTAATCTCGTCATCGCTCGCAGTTCGCTGGCGGTCGATCCAAAGGACCAGATCAAGCGCTACGCCGCGCACTTCAACACGCCCGAATCCTATTTCGGCGTCGTCGATGGCGAGATCGTGCGCTGGGTTCCCGAGGAAAACGCCTTCGCCAAGGTCGTGCCGACTATCGGCGGGCAGGAGAGCATCGGCGGCAAGATCAAGGCGGGGATTTCCCAAACGGCGGCCGGCGCCGGGCCGGCGCTCCCGGGCGTGGCCGCGACAGTGGCCGGCACCATCACCGGGCCGAGCGGCGCGAGCATCCCTATCGCTGCCGTCACGGCGGGCCTGACCGATTGGGCGCGGCAGGCGGTCGACAAGGTGCTCGCCGGAGAACCGGCGGTGCCATTCGCCGGTGCCGAGTACGACTATCTCAACATGTTCGGGCATGCCGGGCTCGCGGCGGGCGGGCAGGGGATCGCGGTCGGCCTCAATTCGTGGCTCACCCGCAACCCGATGGGCATCGAAGCGTTCGACCGGCTGAATGCCTTGGACAAGGTCGAGCAGGCGAAGTGGGCGGCGCTTGAGGGCGAGGCGATGGCGCGCGGCGTCTCGCTCTCAGCCGGACAGAAGACCGGGCTCCGCTCCCTCATGGCGAAGGAGCGCCAACTATCGCGCTACCCGGAAACCGCCGACATGATGCAGCGATTTCGCGACAACCAATGGAAGGCCGAGATCCCGCAGGCAGCCTATGGAGAGTTCAGCAAGGTCGCGCCAGTGATGGGGCGCGAGGACATGATCTCGTCCTTCCGCGCGGGCGCCGACGACGTGGTGCAGCAGACCCTCGCGGCGCGAGCCGAGCAGGCCAAGGTCGCCTACGGCGCCGCCTACGACGCGCACCCGGCGCTCGATTCGCCGACGCTGCGGAACCTCTGGGGCCGCGACGTGGTGCGCGAGGCCATCGGCAAGGCGCGCGCGTCCGCCAACGCGCGCGGCGAATTGCTCGGCCCGGTCGACGCCGAGTTGACCGACTTGGCGCGCGAGCTTTCGGCCGCCGGCAAGATGGAGGCGCCGAGAGGCGGGATCGCCAAGGGCCTCTCGCTCAACACCTGGGACCGAGTGAAGCGGGCGCTCGACGACATCATCGGCGAGTCCGTCAGCCCGCAGACCGGGAAGCTCACCGACTACGGCTCCTCGGTGCTGGCGGCGAAACAGACGTTGGTGCGCGAACTCGACAAATTGACCGGCGGGCCGGCCGGGCTCTACGCCAAGGCCCGCCTCGGCTACGGCGAAAGCTCTGAGATCGTCGACCAAGTGCTCGAAGGCGGCGTCGGCTTCATCCAGAAGATGGCCGGGCCGGATCGCGTCTCCATGGTGACGCGGGTGTTTTCGGGCCGAAACGTTTTGCCCGAAGAGATCGCCCGCACCCGCGATTTGTTCGCCAAGGCCGGCCACGAAGGCGCCTGGAACAACGGCGTGGTCGCGCACCTCGCGCAACTTCTCGACGACTCGATCAAATCGGCCGGCATGAGCGGCAACGTACCGGGCCAACTCTATTCGAGACTCGGACGCGACGCGCTGCAGCACGATTCGATCATCGCCGCGATCGGCCCGGCCAAGGCCAAGAGCTTCGAGAAGTTCACCGACGTCCTGTTCGCCGCCAGCCGCTCGCTGCCCGAAGGCTCGCCGACCGCGACCGACCTCCTGCCGCAGGCCGGGGCCGTCTCGGGCCGCCTCAAGGTCGCGGGCCAACTCCTCAGTCCCGAAACCTACTTCCGCGGCGCCAACGCCGTGATCGAGGGCCTCGAGAAACTCCGCGAGCCCGGCGCCCGCATCCGCCTCGCGGACTACCTTCTGACCGAGAAGGGGGCGAAGGAGATCCAGCGCTTTCACACGACGACGAAGCTCACCCAGCGCTCCATCATCGGCGCCGCGCAGGTTCTAGCGAATGCCGGCGTCATCGTCTCAGGCGGCCGGACGCCCGCCGACTTCGAAGCGCCGATCGCAGGCCAGACACCAAGTCAAATCCCAGCCCGATAGGGATCAGCATCACCACCATCGCGACCCCGGCCCAGAACACGCCGCCAGTCACGAACGGCTTCGCGTCGATGGTGTAGGTCAGCGGAATCCGCAAAACGAACTGCGCCGCGACGATCAGCAGCATCGTCTTGGTGTAGTTGAAACGCACCCTAGAAGCACTGCGTCAGGCGGCCGACGGTGTGGCAGGTGACGGGGGCCGGGACGTAAGCCGGCACGGGCTGCGGGATGATGATCGGCCGAGCCGCACGTCCGGCATCGATCGCGACGTTCGCCCGCTCGATCTCGGCCGCAAGCTGCGCCAGCATGTCTACCCGCTTGCGGTTGAATTCGCCCCACGTCAGCCGTCCGTCCATGAGATCGGCGATGGCCGAAGTTCGCGCGGCGTCCAGCACGTTACGAAATCCGCTTTTGGTGGGCCGCGGTTCGCTGACGAGAAGTCGGAGCGGCGGCTCTACGGCCGCAAACGCCGCGTCGCATCGGGTGAACGCGTCGGCGTAGGCCGCGAGAGCCGCGCGCTCCCGCTCGGTCGGCCGATCGGTGTCGCGCAGCATCGCAAGCGGCGTGTTGAGAATGGCGTCCGAGCGTCCGATGACGATCTTGGCGCGAAGCGGATCGAGCGCGGGGTCCGCGAATGCCGTGTCGCACTTCTGTTCGGCCCCGCTGTAGTCCCAGCCGGCGCACCCGCCCAACAGCACCGCAGCGGCAAGCGCCGCCGCTAGAAGTTTCGTCCTCATCCATCGCCTCCTCCGCGCTTGATGCGCGGTAGGCGATAATGTTGAAACCTGATTCGAACGCTTGTCAACGCCCCGCGCGTAGGTCACACTCGGTTCCGGTGATGGAAACAC